CACCCAACAGCTACGACTACAACGTCGGGGTTCATGTCGTCCAGTGACAAGACAAAGCTCGACGGCATTGCCAGCGGAGCCGAGGTCAACGTCAATGCGGATTGGACTGCAACTTCGGGGGACGCTCAGATTCTCAATAAGCCTACAATACCTCCAACCGCTGTTGTAGATGCAGAACTACACTTAACATCAGGAGGGTCGCCTCCATTTTGGCCTCTCATCCGTTTAGGCCCATTCAGCGTCTATAGGGTCCGCATTTCTGAGCCGATTGAACTCGGAGTGTCGTTAGTAGGTGACCAATCTGAAGTTGGTGATATTGCTCAAGTGATTCTGACCCGCACGTCTAATGTAAGCGCGACTCTCAATATAGCTTATGCCGACGCTTCCGGCGGCGTTATGCCAATCGGAGTCATTAGGCCCGGACACTCTGTATACTTTTATAATCTTACAGGTGACCGCTTTGGGTGGATGCCTTTGCAAACCCCTGTCGATTGGAATTTGCCGTCTAGCGGTAACGCGTTCAATTCTATAGCAAATAAACCCTCAACCTTTCCTCCGTCCGCTCACGACCACAACGACCTTTATTATACGGAGAGCGAGACCGATACGCTTCTCTCGTCTAAACAAAACGCGCTTGTTCGCGCTACTGTTTCGTCAAGCACTAATCAGACGGTTAACTTATCGGAATCTCGGAATCGTGAAGTCACCGTTAACAATTATAGTAATACGTTGACATTGGTTTTGCCGCGCATGGAGAATGCAAACTCCACGCACGACAATGCGAAAGACGGGGATAGATACGTTTTTAGGTCGGGCACACTGACTGGTGGCTCTACTACATTAGTCACTGCATATACGTGGACTGGTAGCGGGTATCAGAATACGACGTCCACGTTGCTTACGCTTACTGGTGGGACTTGGACATTCCTTTTGCGCTCCGGCGCGTGGGTTCTGGAGAGCGTTCAACCTCACGATCACGCCATAGCTAGCACATCTACTGCTGGCTTCATGTCTTCTGCCGACAAGGCTAAACTTGATGGAGTAGCTTCTGGTGCAGAGGTCAATGTTAATGCGGATTGGAATGCAACTTCGGGAGATGCATTCATTTTGAATAAGCCGACGATTCCCACTATTACGCCAAATGCAGGACCTTCCTTTATTTATAGATACGGGGGCACTGGGACTGGGCAGTCTTTCAGTAACAGCGGATTCGTTGGACCCGGTAATGTGACGTTGAGTGATAGTGCAGCAAATGGGAGCCCCGTAGGAGGTTTTGGATTCTACGGTGGATGGGACGATTTAGAGTATACGCGTTTGTGGGTTAACCCAAAAGTGCTGTTCCCAAATCACAATCGTTTTAGGATTTACGCTCTTACAAAAGCTACGGGCCAGTTCGGTGACGGGATTTGGACTATGGTAAGATTCCTGAGTCCTACAAACGTGCAGTCCACGGTGCCCGGTCTCCAAGCGTTCGGGGGTCTAGGCAATAATAGCTTAGGTGGCAATGTAGCTGGGGGTCTCTATGTCGGAACGTCCGATCTACTAGTGACGGATGACTACAACTTTTACACTACTTTCATAGCGTATTTTGCTGCTTACAACGACGGAAACGGCGCATCTATAGGCCAGACCCAAATTCATTTACAAGGAGTCAATATATGAGTGTTGAAGAAAGTATTGCTCGGTTTTTTCCAGACCAGCTTGTGGTAAATGCTACCACGGTATGCGTTGTGGGGGACACTGTATCCCTATACAGCGGCGGAGAAGTACCAGTTGGCGGCACTGTCTATACATACAGTCGGGACTATGGGCGGGTCGAGATAAAGCCTGCTGCTAGTTACTCAGCCGAGGAGTGGATAACCCAGCGCGGTTTTGGCTCCATCCGGCTTGTTACTTTGTTGGACTTGGAAGCCAAGCTAAACAGTGCGAACCAGTCCGCTCCAAAACTTAACGCCACGCGACAATGGCTTGACAGTATAACGGTAAGCTACGCCGCAGACCCGTCGCCCCGCTATAATTGGCCTATAGAACCTGAGTCTTTTGAAGAAGTTATCCAAGAAGCAGTGGGTATATTAGCGCAAATACAAGGAGGAGAAGTATGAGTACAGAAGTAATAGAAGCAGCAAACTACGCAGCCCAGCAGTCCGATAGATGGCTATTTGTCGCGCTGTTAGTAATTGGTCTTATGTGTATAGGGATTTTGTTTAAGTATTTCACTGGGAGGCTCGACCACCTTCAGTCGCGCATGGATACGCAGACTAGTGAATTTCTCAATCACTTGAAGACGGCCAACAAAGAGATGTTGGACGTTATCGCGTTGGCAAATGCCACAATCACAAAAAACTCCACTTTGCTTGAGCGGCTGGAGCGCAAACTCGGAGGGGTTTAAGAACAATTATGAAAACCATACTAACAAAACTGTTGGGAGTTACGTCGGCCGTTTGGAATTTTTACGGCCCAATTCTAAGAAGCATGGTTGTGAGTAGCGCTTCCGCACTTCTTCCAATCGCTTTGGAGATCGTTCGATCTCTGGCCCAGACCGACAAGTCCGGAGCGGAGAAGCGAGACGAGGCAATCGCGGCTCTCCGTTCTGCGGCAATTCGTCAAGGAGTCGACGCTACAGAAAGCCTGATCCGGTGGACCGTGGAAAGCGCCGTTCAGCGCATGAAAGTGTCCTGACCATGAACTCGATCAAACTCAAAGCACTTCAGTTTTTGGTCTCCAAAGCCGGGGGACTTCTAACGCCCATTATAGCGTCGGCTGTGGCATGGGTGGTAGCTAAACTTGCTGCCATCGACCCTAGTTTGGCTGGCTCGGTAGACCAAACGGCCATCGTCGGTTTCGTTCTCGCGTTTGTTATGTCGGCGGTCAATTACTGGACCAACTCGGTACAGACTGAGGGGGTGAAACAGATTCAGGCCTTGGTTAACGCTAAGCAAGACGGCGTTCCCGGACCCGTGACCTACGTTGAAGTGCGTAAGGCTATTCCTGTTAAGAGGTCTACTCGCAAACGGTAGGTGACCGAGGAACAGCAGATTGAGCATGTGCTCAAGGAATGCCAGACCCCTCCAAGAGCAGAAGACCGTAGTCCGGCGTGGATTCGTTTTTTGAAATCGCTACGAGTCGTTCTCAAACCCGGTTCTTCCCTGAAGAAGCCGCTAAAACAAGTCGTAATTAAAGGAGGCATAGATTTCTGATGAATCAAACGCAGATAAAAATAATGCAAGAGACCGTTGGCGCTGAGCCTGACGGTTTTTGGGGGCCGAAGTCCATCGCAGCTTGTCAAAAGTATCTGCGATCCCTCATGCCCTCCCCACACGCTTTCCCAAGACAAGATCAAAAGAGTCTGTCCTCATTTTATGGAGCCCCGGGAAATGTGACGATGGTGCAAGTGCCAGTCCCCTACAAGATGTTCTTGTATGGAGGGCCCCAAACCGTTCGGACGATCCCTATTCACGAGAGGCTAGGACCAAGTTTGGAAAGGGTGCTCAAGGACTTGGGAAACAGGTACAGGACCGACGAGTCGAGATCAGAGGCTGGTATTAATCGATACTTTGGCACGTACGCTAACCGGAAAATGCGGGGAGGAAGTCTGCCCAGTTTGCACGCCCGGGCCGCAGCAATCGATTTCGATGCCAACCGTAACGGGAATCTTACGCACTGGCCTACCCGGGCTGTCATGCCACTAGACGTCATGGAGATATTCGCACGAGAAGGCTGGCTTGCCGCCGGAGCGTTCTGGGCTAGGGACGCGATGCATTTCCAAGCAACTCAGTAGACTATTTTGAAGAAGCCGTACAATGAGCAGAGGAGGCAACGCTACTTGGCTAAGAAGGCCCGACTCGTGGCGGAGAGAAAGTCTTCGGGGTGCCAAGTGTGCCGATACAAGGGCCACCCTACGTCCCTTGATTTTCACCACATAGAACCCAGCCAAAAGAAAATGGGGATAAACCGGGGACTTCATTCTGGATCTTTGGCGAAGTTCACAGAAGAGCTTGGGAAGTGCGTTGTGTTATGCGCGAACTGCCACCGGAATGTTCACGCAGGAGAGATAAACCTGTCGTTTGCGAAGCTGAAGCGCCGTCGCAGGTTGCGCATCGAGCTTAATGTGTAGAAACTTCCTGATATGGCCCTTCGAGTATCCCAGATTCCCAAAGCCGTGGCGGAAGTCATGGCAGGTATATCTTCAGGACTTGAGGAGGCTCGTAATACCGTAGACGTCGTCCGTCCCCCTCCCAAAGTTGTGTTCTCTGGGGACATGGTAATTGCTCTGAATTCGCTCGAACGAATACAGACCGAAGTTCGCGGCCCCTCCGTTCGCACAACCGAGTTCGGTCCCCAAGTCACGGTGGATGTCGTGGAGCGGGACGGTGTTTATAGCCATACAGACACTACTACCCGGCTACCCTACTCTCGTACTGAAAGTGAGTTGGGGAGCGTAGTCACCAAGAGGGCCTACGAAGATCAGGCAATCGGTGTAGTTTTGGAGTACCCGGGACCGGAACCCAAATAAGGTTTGATTTAGGTTGCAGACAACGTAAGCTGTTTCTCTACCATGCACTGGAAGTTCGATATTGATCAAAGGGCGCTAACACGGGCTTTCGACGACCTGACTGTCAAAAGTGCGAAGATAGCGTTTCCCGACAAATACCCTGTCAAAATTGAGTTTTTGAGGGGTGCCACCCCCTTTGTTTTCACGGGTCTCGTTCGCGCCACGATCAAGCCAGTTAACCAGCAAACCTCCGGGGCTTTAGCTACCTCGAATATCACAGTTACTAATACGTCTGTAGCAGAGGGGATTCTTAACACTAACACGCTACAGATGCTCGACTTCGTGAAGAAGTTCGGAGAGCGCCCGGTTGCTTTGGAACTCCTTGCTGTCGATAACGCTGGAGCAGAAGTGGCAAGTTGGACTGTTAACTGCGATCTCTCAAGACGGTACACTGACTCCAACGACATTGCCCAAGATCTACCCAGTCTAAAGGCCTCTCAGGCAGAGGCCGTTGCGGGGACCGACAACACCAAGTGGATGACCCCGCTCAGAACTTTTCAGGCTATCGCAGCCTACCTTTCGTCTGGTCTTCAGGTGACGTGGGCTATGATCTCCGGTAAACCCAGTACTTTTCCCCCGGATTCTCATACGCACACTTGGTCCGAAGTGTTAGGTGTACCCAGCGTTTTTCCTCCTTCGGCACACACGCACGACGACCGTTATTACACTGAAACTGAGACTGATACACTTTTAAGTGGCAAAGCTAACGTTTCACATCAGCACTCCGTCTCAGATCTTCAACAGAGTGGCGCGTCAGTCGGCCAAGTTCTCAAGTGGAACGGTTCGGCGTGGGCTCCGGGAGTAGATAGCGCCGTAGTTGAATGGGATAGCGTCTTGAATAAGCCCTCAACGTTTACCCCAAGCTCACACACGCACACGCTCGCGGATATATCTGCGGCTCTTCTTTCCGCCGGGATTGATGTAGAGTAGTTATGGCGAAAGTACTTCTATCCCAGCTACCGAAAGCGGTCTCCGAGGTAATTGGAAACATTTACCAAGGCGTCGTCGCAGCTAGGGATACGGGAATCGACTGGGCCAAAAGCCCCGAGAAAGTTGACTTTCAAGTCGAAGTCGTTCTGGGCCTCAATGAGTACCAGCGCCAGCAGATAGAGTCGGCAGATGGAGTTACCCGTATCGTCAACGAGGGGGCTCAGATAACTGTCCAACAACAGGGCGGCGGCGTCTCCGTAACAACCGAACAGTCAACTGACGTGTCTCAGGATGCGGAAAGTTCGGTTGGCAACAGCTCCAGCACAAGCTCTCGGACCTCCAGCGGGTCGAACACAAGTAACAGCACGCGCAGCTCAAGTGGGACCCGCAATTCTAATAGCAACTCGAATAGTAACGAGAATAGGAGTTCTAATAGCAACCGCAACTCTAATAGTAGCTCGAATAGCAGTGACTCTCGTAGTTCCAGTGGCAGCCGTAGCTCAACTGGTAATCGCAGCTCCAGCGGAAGCGGAACCAGTAGCGACTCCCGCAACTCCAGCGGTAGCCGTAGTTCCAGCGGCAGCCGCAGCTCCAGTGGTAGTTCTAGCCGGAGCGGCAGCGGGTCGAGTAGCGACTCCCGTAGTTCCAGCGGCAGCCGTTCCTCTAGCGGAAGTTCCAGCCGGAGCAGCACTTCGAGCAGCTCTAGGTCTACTTCCCGTAGCGGCAGCCAGACGAATTCCTCCTCCGAATCGTCTAGTTCTTCTAATAACGGCGGAGGATCGACAACTACTTACACTTATAACTGGGCTTAAACGAAATGGCGTATACTCCCGTCAATCTTCAAAGCGAGACCACGTCCCCTTCGGGAGGCGCGGATACAAGGACGTCTACAGGCACGTCTAATTCTGTATCTACTGAAACCTCCACGTCGACGGAGAATGGGAATTCTAACGAAAACGGGAATTCAACGGAGACGGGGACCAGTACGGAGACCTCTACTTCTACCGGAACTAATACTTCCACCGAGACCGGGACAAATACGGAAACCGGAACGAGTACGGAAACGGGCACCAATACTGAGACTTCTACTTCCACTGGGACAAATACGTCTACGGAAACTGGGACGAGCACAGAAACCGGAACTAACACGGAGACCTCGACTTCCACGGGTACCAGCACCTCTACGGAAGCCGGAACCAGCGCAGAGACAGCTACTTCCTCTGGAACCAGCGCGTCTACGGAAGTCGGAACTACTGCGGAGAGCAGCACGGGCACGGAGACCTCCAACTCTTCGGAAACCGGAAACACCAGCGAGAACGGAAACACTAGCGGAAACCGCAGCAGCACGGGTACACGCGTAGGGAACAGCACTCGAACTGTTACAGAGCAGGGCCGAGTTACGACGACAACTGCGAATCCGAGCACTCAAACGACAACGGAAACGCCCGGTGCAAGAACCGTCAGCTCGTCCGAAGACGAGTCAGTCGTAGTAGCTTTCTCGGTCCCCATAAAATTTGCATGATTAACATCTACGGTCTCGACGGGGACATTTCCTACGAAGAACTGGGAGCGGTCGAGCTGCTGAGATCTAACGGCTGCCGAGTCCGCAGTATTCTTCCGCCTTCCGCCACCGACGGGGAGCTTTTCGCAGCTAAAGCTGTCTTGTCTCATTTCGCGGTAGACGTAGTTCGTTACGAAGCTGGCATGTTCGCGTCCTTGCCCGGAATAGTTTGCTTTGGCAGATATGACTTGTTCGATGTTATTCGTACCCACAGCGACAAACCTACGAAAGTCGTGTACGGAGGAGAGAATACTGTGCCTTCGCAGGAAGAGATCAGCGCTTTATCCGAGGGCTTAATCGATGAGGTATTCACCAAAGGCGCGCATTACTCAGTACGATACATACGCAACTTAGTTTACGCCGCGAATCGGGGTGTGGAGCACCGCCCCGGCTACTTGCCGTTCTGCAACCCGGACAGCAAATATGCAGGCTTTGAATTTTGCTCCCGGCGGGATAAGCAAAGTTCTTTTCGGGTCATCCGAGACACCCCTGACGACGAGTCTTACGTATTCCCGGATCATTGGAAAATGGTTGCGGGAATCGCAGTGCCTTCTGGAAGAGAGAAGCAATTCACGGCGCTAGGGTGGGGAGAGCGCCTTAGCTCGGTCGCGGGTAATCCGACCGACCCCCAAAACAAGTGGTTTGACGAACTACCAGTAGAGCTTGTTACGCCAAAGGAGGGTTTTCGTACTCGCCGCGAATTGTATGGTTCAGCGAGCGTGCTTCTCCATTACTTTCCCGCTTACGAGGCGTTCCCTTTCGCAGTAACCACAGCAATGTTAACCGGGGTAGCCGTCGTCAGCGGCCCTTCGCCATCCGTATTGGAAATCGTTGAGCACGGCGAATCCGGGTTTATAGCTGATTCAGCGGACGAAGCCGCTTACCGAACTTCTCGCCTAGCGTGGAGTCCGAGCAAGCGGGACGCCGTAGCCGTCCGGGCTTACAAGTGGCTCGTCTCGAAGGGGCCCGGTAATCCGGACATTTGTCTTAACTGGTGGAGGCCGATCATGTCATGGCAGACGACGACTACCCTTTAAGTTTTCTCCCGCCTATGAAGTTCGACCCCTTCATGGGTCGCTCGTTGATACGTAAAGGCGGTGCCGGGGGAAGCCCTTCTTTAACATGGAGAACTGGGTATCCATACGATTTAATGGAGGATATTCCTCCACTCGGAGCAAAGAATTCTACAAGTGCTCGTGGCGGAGCTGTTAAGTACATAGATCCTAGCTATCCCGGAGTGTTCCCGCAGATAGACAGATATTTTGCCTTTGTCGCTAAAGAAGAAGAGATAAGCCTGTGGGGCTACGTCAAACAAGCCGCCGAGTGGAACTGGCAGGTACGAATTCCGTATGACGGGAAAAGCGTGACTCAGGCTCTCTACAATACAGCCAGCGAGACATATCTGGCTGCGGTCATCAAAGACCAAAACAAAGAGTCTTCTGTATGGGGGTACAACGAGAACGCAAAGCGGAACTACCGAATTATCGCGGATCAAGACGAGGCTAAAGTCGAAGCGTGGGAGAATGACGGCGCGGAGTCTAAGTATATCATTGCGACCACGAAGGACTTTCCCACTACAACGCCTAGCCATTCCAAAAACAAACGTTTGGTACTGGCTTCAGAGTCTTTCAAAAACACTAAGCCTCAACTTGTGAAGCTGCGTGAACTGGAACTGGACTTGCCAAAAGGGTGCCCTTTTGATCTGACATTCGCTGTTAACGAAAACACTGACTCATCGGTCGGCGCAGTAAAGCATACTGGATGCACTATTGTAGATGGAGAAAACGTAGGCAACGGCGTCTTTGAACGCTATGCGGCAGCCGTTGCTGAAACGACCAACGCAGGGTTCACGGCGTATTACGGCGTCTCGAATGAAGGGTACTTGGATGCCTCCACAAAAGGGCAGGCAGAGACATACGTTTGGGGATATGCGGATCAAGGAGAAACTAATTTCAGGAGCCAAGCCTTTGGGTACGACGCGAAAACGGAGATCTGGCATACCAATGGAAACGAGTACGCTTCGCTGAGCTATACCACGGCCGACTCGGGAGCCTACGGTTTTCACGGGTCCGACAAAAAGTACTGGAGGATTTACGCCACCAACACCCGGCCCGAAATGCAATTGTGGACAGGTGATGGCAGGGCATGGGCCTCCACGTTCGCTCAACCAGCAGAGTCGGCTTTCTACGGCTGGTGCGACACGCAACAATCTTCTGCACGAATGCGCTGCATTCCATTCAAGGGGCAAGTAGAATTGTGGCGTTCCGACGGCATGAATTACGCCCTCATGGAGCAGAAGCCGGGCGAGGCCTCGTTTTACTGTTTCTCAAATAATCAGGCGTTCAATTTCAAGGCAGCCACAACTCCCGGCAATACCGACAAAGCGGAGATGTCTGTATGGGCAAATGGTGATTCCGGGTACGCCGTTGTCGGGACTAAGGGCCAAGCTGAAACTTACTTATGGGGTTACGCGGACCAAGGAGATTCAAACGTAAGACTACGGGCTTTTGGCGCGGACGCTTCACTGGAAGCGTGGAATAATCAGCAAGAGCGTGGTATTTACATCGACACCAAAGACTTTCCGTCTTCGTCGAGTGGCACAAAAAAGAAAAGGTTGGTCGCGGCTTCCGAGCAGTATAGTAACGGGGCCAAGCCCGAGATTGTAAAGCTGCGCGAACTAGAGTTAGGGATACCGCATGGCTGCCCTTATGATCTTACTTTTGATATAGCCGACAACGCCAATTCCGCCACAGGATCTGTCAAACATACGGGATGTATCAACCAAGACGGAGAACTGGTCGGCAACAACATTTACGACAGATACGCGGCCGCACGTTCAGACTCAGCTAAGACGGGTTTTGTCACTTATTTCGGCACGAGCAACGATGGCTATCTCGACATGTCCACAAAAGGACAAGCAGAGACCTATGTGTGGGGCTATGCGGACCAAGGAGAAACTAATTTCAGGAGCCAAGCATTCGGTTACGAGGCTCGTACGGAGCTGTGGCATAACAACGGCGATGAGTACGCTATTCTGGGCTACACCACGACACAATCCCGAGTATACGGGTTTCATGGCTCCTCCAAAAAGTACTGGTTGGTGGGCGCGGACGGCACCAAAACGGAAGCTACTGTTTGGACTGATGGTAACGACGGGTATGCTAGCCTCGGCACCAAAGGGCAAGCGGAGTCGTATGCTTGGATCTACGCGGATCAAGGGGATTGTAATGCTCGGCTAAGGGCATTTGGAGCGGACGCTTCGTTGGAGGCGTGGAACAACCAACAAGACCGCGCTATTTATCTAAATACTAAGGAGTTTCCGAATACATCGTCTGGTACAAAGAAAAAACGTCTAGTAGCCGCTTCTGAGAGTTATAGCAACGGTGCGAAACCGACTATGGTTAAGCTGCGGGAGCTTGAACTATCGATTCCGCATGGATGTCCTTTTGACATTATTTTCAATGTAGCCGACAGCTCTAATTCGGCGTCCGGCGCTGTCAAACATACGGGATGTGTAAATCAAGACGGAGAGCTTGTCGGCAACGACGTGTACGAGCGATATGCTGCTGCGAGAGCGGAGTCCGCCCAAACGGGTTTTGTGGCTTACTGGGAGCCGTCGTCTCGCGTTTACCTAGACAACTCTGTTAAGACAGACGAGACATACACCTACGGGTACGCCGACAACGGCACATCGAGCCACAGGCTCCGATCAAAAGCCTTTCGCTCGGAGTTAGAGTTATGGCGAGATGACGGAGAAGGGTACGCGTTGTTGAGACAAGAATCGTTTGCTACCTCTCTGTGGTGCAACGCTGGGGGTGAAGTATACAACGTAAAAATGGCGGCGGATACCGGAGCCGACAGCTCGTACTTCAGAGCCTACGGGTCTGGCTCGAACGTGTTCACCTCCATGCATACGGAGCCTGACAAGGCGTCCACGTGGGGCTACTCCAACAACCAGCAAAATCTTTATACAAATGAAGCGTCGGCCACCGCAGTGTTTTGGCGGGGCTCGATGTCGTCTGCGACTTACAACACGCTGGACGTAAAAGCCGCTGAAGCTGGCGCGTGGGGTTACTGCGCCAGCGCCACGAATCAGTATACCGCAGGTGCTAAAGCTACTGAGGTGTTTTATAGAACGCAGCTTTCTTCTACGTACAACAGTATGGACGCGAAGTCGGCTGAAGCGGGTAACTGGGGCTACATTAGTAACGGGTCCAACCAGTATACTCTCGGGGCCAAATCTTCTGAGGTCTTCGTTAGAGCACAACTCTCTTCTACGTACAACAGTATGGACGCCAAGTCGTCCGAAGCGGGAAATTGGGGCTACATATCCGGCGGGTCTAACGCTTTTACGGCCGGAGCAAAATCTTCGGAGGTATTCTTCCGCGCGCAGCTCTCTTCCGTGTACAGCACGATAGACGCTAAGAGCATTGGAGCTGGGTGTTGGGGATACACAAACAACGGAACTATTCAGTACACGCTCGGGGCCCAAAGTTCGGAGGCCTTTCTCAGAGGGCAGTACAGCCAGTCATACGTAGGAATTTCTGTGAAAAACGCGTCTGGCGATATCTGGGGGTATACGTCGGGAACTACCCAGTGGAAAGCAATCGCGACGTCAAGTAATGCCAAGATGCAGGTGTTTAACAGCTCCGGCTGGGCTGAGATATTTGCGTCTGGAAGCCAAGTCAACTTCGCCGCGTCGCTAAATAACGACTACGCGTACCTCACTCAAAACACGCTTAGTATCGAGTATGCGAACGGAGATAGCGCTACAGTCAATCCCGGTGAGGCTTGGCTGAACTACAGCAGCGGTGCATGGCTTCAGTTGTATGGCGGCGGTGTCTACATGAACGACGGGTCAAATTATGTGGATATCCAGCCCCCCAGTGGTAAAGACGCTTACTTCAGGCAGGTGACTCTCTGCGTGAATGGCGAGTCAAAAACGGCATATTTCTTAATGACTGAACCGGAGTAGAAAACAGTGGTCGTTCTTCCATCGCCTTATAACGATACTTGCAGCGAAGGCGGGTGCTGCTTGGACGAGGAGTGCAGCCTCACGTTAATCCATGTAGACGAAAATCGCTGCGAAGATGATATATACGATATCTACGTGGTTAGAGGAGATGGGTCTTGGAGATACATAGAGCAAATTGACTTGGTGTCGTCCCCGGCTGGGTGCTGTTACGAAGACGAGGATGGTAATGAATGTCCGCAAACTGAAAAACAGGTTAGTTTGACGATATCTAATGATGATTTGAATGCTTGTTGTAGATTAAAAATAAGACTGGAACAAGTGGGCTCTAACTGCTGTGGTACGTACACGAGATTCAGTATAGAAGGCCCGTCAGGAGCAGAAGTATTTAGTTCGTATTTTAGTGGCACATTTGAGGAAGAGTTCGATGCCAGAGAACTGTGCGTGTCTAATAGCGGGGCAGCAGCAGCAGCCGTGCCGTTTAGCATGGGCGAAATTGGAATTGTGTAACGAATGAAATTTCTACACAGCCTGTGCGTAGTGTCACCAGAGCCGATACCCGCGCCGGAAACGCTTTACGGATACTGGGAAAATTTTGGAAGCATTCAAAGCGGTTTGTGCTGGACGCTGTCTTTCTTGCGGTTGAAAAACTTATGCACGGAACTTGGTGGGACTGTAGAGTTTTGGGGCAACGAGCAGGGTATAGACTTTATCAATGAACTCGGGCTTATCTACGATAAGATAGTACACATCAGCAACGAGGACACTGAGAGGTCGCCGGAGCGCTTCTGGAGCTTTGGAAAAGTGCTTACCTTGTCAAAGCAAACAGTGCCCTTTTTACACGTGGACGGAGATGCTTTCTTTGCGAAGCCGCCCCCGGAGCAGTGGCTAAACTCAGCGTTCATCGTTCAGGGGAGAGAGGAGTGGAACCCCAACCGAGCATGGTCGTGGTTTTACGGTTTGTTCGCCACGCTTTCTCGAATAGGAGTTCGCGATCCGTTAATGGACTTGGTGTGGGAGACGGCGCACTCTAGCAAGTGCCAAGGGGACACGAATACGTGGAATTTCGGAGTTGTAGGCGGGTCCAGTTCATTAATACCTGAAGCATGTGATCAAGTCGTCGAATTTGCTCGGAAGTTCGCGCCAGAAATAGATAAGTGTGGCGGAAAGATCTTCCCGGCCTGTGTGCTTGAACAGATGTGGGTTCCGCTGCTTCTTAGGGCGAGAGGAGTGGAACCTACCCCGCTTTTGTCGGAAAAAGATTACCAAAAGCAAGCCGTGGATCTTGGCTACGCTCATTACTTAGAGAATGCTAAAAAAAGCCCCTCTCACTTGAATCAAGTGCGAAATCGAGTGGCTGAGCTTTGGCCCGAGGCTCCCGTCCTGAAAAGCAAGTACGACATTCGTCCGAAAAGAATTGCAAAACAACTAGAGTATCGGGAACCTTCGTTGAGTAAGAAGGCCCAGTCGTTGTCTAAAGACATGGCCGCTTGGATGAAGCGCGGACTGCCAACGGTACCGGACTCGGTGTTTGAAAAGCGTCTGGCAATCTGCTCAGACTGTGAGTTCTGGGATGAGAAGGGCTTTTTTGGTACGGGTAAGTGCCTAAAATGTGGGTGCTCTTCCAAAGCTAAGCTAAAAATGGCGACATCAAAGTGCCCCGTTGACAAATGGGGCCCCGAAGAATTTTATGCAAAACCAACAACCAACACCAATGGTGACAATAACAGTAACCCCGCAACAGCTAGTTGATCTCCGGACCTTTCTGGAGAGAACTGAACTGAAGGGATTCGAGAGCGTCCGGTTCCTTGAGCTGGCTCAGGCCATCGGCCGGGCCAAGGAAGAGCCTTCGGAAGACCGCCCGATTCCTGAATTAAAGGTTGAAGAAAAACGGTGACGCGGTAAGATACCGCGACAATGTTGACTCTTCAGCAAGCTGTAGAGCAGTTACCCCTGCTCAAGAAATCGCAGACCGCCGCTTATCAGGTCAATCTGGCCTGTGAGCGGTTGGTCGCGATGGGCAAATTCAAGGGCTGGGTTCTGCCCCTGAATTTACACGTTTACGAGAAAGGCACGGTAACCCTCCCGGGGGATTTCGAGACTATGCTAGGGGCTACTTTGAACGGCTCCGCTCAAGAGGTCAAAGACCCTTGGTACGAATTTGCCCCCAGACCCAACCGAGAGTATAAGCCAGATCCGGAGTTCTATCCTGCGGATCTCGGCGACAAGCATGTGACTTACAGGTCGCCTGCCGGGGCTGCCGAGTTACGGGTTACGGCCGCTGACGCGGGCGATGAAAACACGGAAATAACTGTCAAAATCCGACAGTCCAACGACCAAGGCGTCCGAGCCGAAACTTCCGAATGGACCGGGACAGTCGCGGACGCCAACGGGTTGTTCAATACAGTACCCATCGACGAAGTGATCAGTTTCTCAAAACCCCGCACCAGCGGGCACCTTGTGCTGTCGGCTATGCTGAATGGTCTGTGGGTGGAGGTTGGTCGTTTCCAGCCGCGAGACACCGAGATTAGTTTCCGTAAGTATTCTATTCCCGCCGCCGAAGAAGGGGACACCGTTGTTGCCTATTGCAAAAAGCGATTCCGCCCCGTGGAGGAGCTGACCGACGAACTTCCCGTAGAATCAATTTATGCCTTGCGTTTGGCGCTCGAAGCATTATTGTCCGAAACGGAAGGTGACATCGAAAAAGCGTCTAATTTCTGGGCGCTCTCTCGAAAGGCTCTTTCCGACGCACTGTCAGAATTCCGCAGTTCAGCAGTGCGCACTGTGCCGATCTATTGTCGTGCCGCTGCGGGATCGAAACTTCGGGCTATCCGATAATTTCTCCATGCACGACTTATGGCTGAACCATCACTTGATCAATTAGAAAAGCAAATTGCTGTGCTGCAAGCTCGCGCAGCGCAAATGCGGGGCGGTCAACAACCGACCGCGAACCCGTATAGCATAGCCACTCAGATGTCCACTGGGGCCAAGGCGGCAGCAGACGCCGCTGACGCGATGATGCCTCAAGCTCCCGGCGCTCCCGTACCACGTCCGGATTCTAGTCCCGTTCCGGTTCCCGGTCAGATCGAGGTGTCTCCCGAGGAACAACGCGCTCGTCAGATCGAAGCAGCTCTCAGAAACGTGGGGTTCGCCGGGGCTATGCTGCAAATGGGACGCCCTCCTCGTAGACCGATCACGTCATCGAAGATGCCCAGAGACCCGTATGACGACTACGCTGCCGCTCAAATGCAGGGCGTGATTGCTCGTGAATTGGGGGGCATGGGAGGCATAGGTGGATTCGGCGGGATGCCAAATATCGCCATGCCGAAAGACCCGCAAAACATTTTCCCGCGCAGGCCCCCTGCTGGTGAAGGGGGCGAGGTAATTCTGCTTGGGGCCGACCGCGCTAACTCGGCTTTTAATAACTTCTTGAGAAGCTCCCCAGCAGATCAAGCTAAACTGGAGCAGCGAGCCGCTTCGGCCGGAATGGACGTTCGCAACTTCCTTTCGCTTTCTAGTTTGGATCAATACAAAGCCATCAACGGAACGTTGGGTCAACCAACGCCCTCTTCAGTCGCTACAGGTCGTCCTAGAGAAACAACCAGATATACCGCCAATGGTGCCGAAACTGCTTTTACTAACACACCCCAGCAGTTCCCGGGCGCTGCCCAAACTCGCATTGACGCAAGAGGAGTCCAGATTACAAATTACCCCAGCGGGGCAGTCACGATGCTCGGACCGGGAGTCCGGGGAGCCGGGGTTCCCGCGAACTCGCCGCGAGCTAGCAGCGAAGTTGCTCGGGAACTGACCTATAGAAGCAACCTTGCAGGCGCAGCCCTCAACTCGCTAAATCGCCCGTCTATGCGATTTGGTTTCTAAGACTATGCCACGAGGAGCCGGACGCAGCATTGACCCTCTGGATGACCGTCTTGTGGCGGTCGGCCAAGCTATGGACATCATGGGTTCCGTAATTGAGAGGGAGCAAAGCTACCGCCAAGAAGCTAGGGCCCAAGCCGCTCTAGCGCTAGACGCTCAGCGTATTGCTCTCGCCCGTTCTCAAGAAGATCGGATGATCATCGACCAGCAACGTCGGATCACGCAGGAACAAAATGCCCAGACTGCTTATCAAACGGCAGCGACTGGTCTCATGCAGATCGATCCGGATACTCCGCAGGCGGCACAAGAGGTCCTCGCGTGGAAATCCTTTGCTGGAAAACACCTAGACGGAAACCAAATGCGCGAACTCTTCGACCCTATCGAGAGCGCTATCGACGTAAACACGAGAACCTTCGGAGAGTTGCGCGCGAAAACGGGTATCCGTGATCCGATCATCGGCCAAGACGGTCGTTATGACTGGGACGCTACGTTCGACGCTGCTCAGAGAAATCTGGACGAGCTTAAACTTCGGACCGAGTCGTGGAGCGACGACGGGCGCTTTCTCTATCACAACCTTCGAGAAAAAGCGGGCTTTGGTGAATACGAGGCAATGAGCCTCGCTAATCAGAGCGAAGAAGCCCGCCGCTTGATTGAAGGGGCCCAAGCTGCGGCCAAGGAGCTGGGCCAGCCTCTGCTAATCGAAAAGGATGACATGGAGCGTATGCGTCGAACCGTTCTTCCCAGCTCTTCCTATGGAGTAAGCGCGGTGCCCCCAGCCGGAGCTTTGGGCACTGACTTTGTGAATGCTCCCGGTCTCGGCAGCTACATTTATGATTTGGACGAAGTGAAAAACTGGCTCGCGGGCAAAGTAGATCCGGTCATCATCAAAGCGCAAAACGACAAACTAAAACGTGCGGATGAAGCGCAAGACGTCTGGATGCAGGGTCAGAAAAACGACGCGGCCGAGTCCGCAGCTCGCGCCAATTACTACAATGCTCAAGCAGACAAAGCCCGCATGACCACCGTAACTCCCGACAGCCAGCCCTACGTTGATCCGCTCGCCCCGGACGGTGGACAACCAAACCGAGGAAACCTTCCTTTTGACCCTGTAGGACCCTAGCGGAGAACGTTATGGCCTTTAACGAGTCCGCATTGGAACAACCCTACATGAGCTGGGACGACGTCGTGTCGTCCGAGGCTTACCGTTCGCGCAATAACGAAGAGCGGCTGGAGACCTTCGACAACTGGTCGGAGTACAATGTCGCTTATCGGCAGAAGCAAATGGGGGGCATGGACCCCGAAGCTATCAAGCAAGTTGAGCCCGCCTTGAAAGAGGAGGAAGAGTGGATGGTCTCCAAGCGCGAAGAGCTTGCAGGCCGCTATTCCATCCCCGGTCTCCTCGAACGGGAGGGCGTCCCTGCGGAAGACTCGGGCAGAGTCATTGACATCTTGCAAGACAGTAGCTCCCTCAAACAGCAGGGTTTCTCGGATAAACAAATCAGTGAAGCCCGGGAAAAAGTTTGGGACGCCTACGGCCAGTCATTCAAGTTTTCCCAGACCGGACCATCTGGAGAGCTTTCTGAGTCAGACGAAGAGTTGAAGAAGCGGTTTTGGGAAGACCCGACCGTAGGGGATAACCTCAACACGGTTTGGAATCAGTTCGCCAACAATACGTATACCGTTGCGCTTCGCACGCTCGCGGGCATTGCCGACTTTTCGGACCGGGGTTCCGCCATGCTCGCCAACGCAGGATCGATGCTCGGTCTACCCGAAGACGAGAAATACACGGACTTTGAGGGCAAAAAAGACGAGCGCTTCTTTGGGAGTATCGCCAATTGGGCCCGAGGTTTGTCCGACGAGATCAGCGCGGGTCTACCTACAGACCCGAGGCTGGGACGGTACACGCAAGCGGCCATTGGAGGCGCTACCCAGATGCCCATCAACCTTGTCACGGCTCCGTTCACGGCGCTCAACGCCGTCACAAACTACGGGCAGATGTACGAGGACAACTACCAAACGTTCAGGGACGCACACGCTCGTGCCATCTATGACGAAGCGGTAGATGCGGGACGAATCTCTCCCGAGACTTCGTTTGACTTGTGGGAGTCCCGTTTGACAGACGAGGAGAAAGCCGACATCAGCGGGGCAGCCGCGTGGAAAGCGGCCATTGTCGCGGTCCCGCAAGCGGCTCTTGAGACGGTAATGGATAAGTTTTTGGTCAACGGCATTCCACTTGAAGGTGTCCCGGGAGGCAAAGTCGTTGGCAGCCTTATGTCGTGGGGTAGGCGCAGTATGCCCAAGGTCACTGCGGCCACAGCCATATTCGGGTCAGCCACGGCAAAAGGCGTGGGAGAAGCTATTACCGAAGGCCTTCAAGACTTTCCCAAGAACGTCGTTGAGACGGCCATCGAAGGCAAGGCCACGGGCGTCGGTGATTTCGTTGCTCGCTCTTTCAAAGATTTGGACCTTTCAATGGTTGGCGGGTTTGCGGGCGGTACAACTGCTGGAGGCATCACGGCGAATACAACTCTCCGTCAGGAGCGCGCGGCTCAGTGGGCCATCGGCATGGTCGATCAGACCAGCGACGTTTATAAGAAAGCCGCCGAACGGGTTGAGCAGACCAAGCAGCAGGCCGGAGAGCAGTCGCTCCAATACAAAGAAGCCTCCCGCAATTTTGAGGCTCTTCAGGATCAAGCCCACTGGATCCTTAACAAACTCAGTGACCCCAAAGCGGATAGCACTCGTGCGGCAGTGGCCGAGGAGCGGGCTAAAGCAACCAAGACTTTCAGGGACGAGTTCACCAACTGGGCCAAGCAGAACGGATTCGAGAATGCTCTGGCTGCCGGAACCGAGGGTAACCGTGATTTCAACCGGAAGGTTGCTGAGATTCGCGGCAGGTTCGCCAACCTCCGTCGCGCTGCGCAATCTCAAGGTCTCACGCAGACTGCTCAAGCTATCAACGAAGCAGAGAGAACCCAAGTAGCCGAGGCTGCCAAAGAGCTGACCGACAGGCAGAAAGAAGCCCAAGACGCCATCAATGCGTTCATCGGTTCCGTGGATCAGACGGGACCCGGTCGGGCGGCTTACGCTCGTTCGGAGATCATGCGCGTTTTTCCCGACTTTGCTTTCTCGGAAGATTTCAAAAATGATGACGTGGTCATTGGGATCTTGGATGCCTTGGAAAGCCGGGAGATCAACGCCGATACCGACTTGGCTGCATGGCTGCAAAAGGAAATTCCTTCGGCCAAGGTTGAAGACAACGTCGCCAACCCGCCTTCAGAAACTGTTCAAGCCCCGACTGCCACACAAACTCAAACCACTCCGCAAGACAATGGGCAGACAAGCACCGAAAATCAAACAAGCGGGGAGACTGCGGCGGTTCCTGATGCAGCAACAGATGGATCAGGAACTGGAGTCGGATCTGAGACGGGGGGAACCGGAACAGTATCGGTCGTCGAGACCGCTACAGACACCGGAAACACCCAAGCTCCCGGAACGACTACGACCGCCAATGTTCCCGCCGTAAACCTAAGCGCAGACCCCGAACTAGAGACCGCAGTCACGCAAGCAAAGACGGCGGAAGAGTTCGAGGCTTGGGCCAAAAAGAATAAACGCGACGCAATCCGGCCTCCTGAAGGCGGGATCTATTCTCCGCGAGTCTATTGGTCTACGCGGCAACAGCAGGCGGAAAACCAGACTCAACAAGCCCCCGAGGAGACTACTCAGAATGTCGAAACCACTGCCGAGACAGGAGCAACTGGAGAGACTACTCCAGAGTCTACTGCTAATGAGACGCAACCTACGCCGCCTCCGGCTGTTGACACGGCCGCAATCGTCGCAGAAGTCGAAGCCAACCCGCAAACGCACTCCCGTAAAGTTGGTCGCAAAACGGAAATCTCGCGTGAAGCGGCGGTCGCAGCGCTGAGCAAACTTCCCGAAGGGACCATCTCCCGCCGCCAAGCCATTGAGCTTGGAAAGTCGCTCAATTTGTCCGGTCCGAGAGTCGCGCGGCTGGCCGCTCTGCGTGGGGATGCTGCCGCTGCTTCCGACATTCTTGCCGGAAAGTACGACGCCGATCTCGGCCTGTTCGACCGCGCCACGGCTCCGGTTGCCGAAACGAAAAATGAGATAACGCCTGCTGCTGAAACGAAAAGTGAGATAGCGCCCCCAGCGGAGATAGACCAGACTCCGGATGAACGTTGGGTATCTACCTCGCTGACAGCTTTCGAGCAGAAGCTCTCCGAGCTGTCAGGTAAGAAGTACGACAAGATCAAGGCCGCACTGAAAACCGAAGAAGGACGCGCGGAACTCCGGAAAAAACTTGGCGGCATCTTCAGCAAGTCACTGAATCAGAACCTCCTCGATGAAGGGGTCAAAGATCCCGTGACCCGGGCCGAGGCCATCGAGAACGCTCTGTACGGGAAAACCTCTGAAACCACCGGAGAGCTTACCAAGAACGTTCTGTCTGACCTGCTGACGAATTTAGAGAATACGGGAGATCCCTTCCAAGTAGCTAAGGGCGTTAACTATGACGCTTGGGGTGCGCGGGGTCGCGACCAGTATCGCCCCGGCATGGAACGCCAAAGCAAGCGAGGCAGCTTGGTAACGCAAGACGGCAGGACCCAAGAAGTCGCCGACGACGCTCAGGGCGGACGGACTCTTTCCTCCGGAACTGTTCTCGGGGGAGCAACCTCGACAGCGCAGCAAGAGCGAGAAGCTCGTTTGGCCGAATACGAGGCCCGTAAAAACGAGGCCGTTCAAGAAACGGCCTTGTCTATTGCCCAGAAATACGCGGCCCAGCTCGGAGAGTCTGTCGAGGATACCCGGCTGGCGATTGCCAAACTCTTGAAAGACAGCTTCGGAGTTGATGTCGACGTTGAAGCGCTGGGTTGGAGAACTCCGGGTTCCAAGACCCGCGTTAAGACCAAGCTGGTTGCCAAGCTCAAAGGACAGGGCGACCAGATCTTCAAGGACCTCGCGACCTCTCTCCGCACCAATCTCGCCGAGGTCACCGCCGCTGCCCGAGCGGACGGGTTGCTCCAGTCCGAACCCGCTTTCGTGAATTTGCGGCTCATCGATTTGGTCGAGCGCGAGATTGTCATCGGACTAGAGACAGCCGAGACCCTCAATGCGGCTGCTAACGAAGCCCGCCGTACGGGTTCGATTGCCCCGCTCGAAGCGGCCTTGCGCTACATTAAAGGGAACGAAGCCATCGGGTATGCGATTTCGGACGCCGTTGCTACGGTCCTGAATAATGGCAAGCCGCTGACCAATCCCGAACGACTTTCCTCCCTGACCAACGACGACCTACGGGCAGTGGCTCAAAGCCCGCTGCTTCCGGAAGGTGTCGGCGCGGTTCTCTCGGCACTCACCGAAATCGGCGGCGATCCGCTCGACGTAGTCTCCAAGTCTTCTCGACCGGAGTTCCGGTTGCTTGCCGGGGTCCTCAAGGAAGCCCGGAAGGGAAGCCCCCGGGAGTCCTTGGTATACAACTTTGCGCTTCTGCCCCAACTCTTCGGCGAGCGCCAGACGGCACAGGGTTACTGGTGGGCCAGCAACAAAGATACCATCTACGTTTCTCCGTTCAGCGAGAGCGTCGAGGGCACGGCCCTCCACGAGTACCTTCACGCTTTGGTTAACGATAAGTTGGATATTTTCCTCCGCGACCCTGACAGCGAGCTTATCACCGAATCGGAGCGCGAAGCGTTTAACGAGCTGATCGAACTCAAGACCCAAGTCGAAGCCGAGGCCCTCCAACGGCTCGCAGATGCCGAAGCCCGGGGCATGTCGAAAGACGCGCTCCGTCAAATGCGTCGCGACCTTCTCGGAGGTGTCAACAACACCAGTATCGATCTGTCTGAGTTTCTCAACGAGTCGCTGAACCACCAGCCGTTCCAGCAATTCCTCTCGGAACTCAAGTCCGACAAGGCAGGCAAGTCTCTCTACGCAAAAGTCCTCAACGCTATTCTCCGATTTGTCGTCGGCCGTAAAGTCGCAGCCGATTCAACGCTCCAACGGGCGTTTGAATTGACCGTTTCAATTGCTTCGGATACCCGCCAGAATCTGCCGATCCAGCAGCGCAATCCGACGCAGGTCCAGTTCATGCGCCGTTTGCAGACGAGACTCGGTCGTCCTCTTACTCCAGAGGAAACGAAACTAGCCGCCCAAGACTTTGCAGTTAAATACCCGCATCCGGCGTCCGTTGACACCGAGGCTCAGGCTGCCGAGGCAGCCGGGCAACTTAACGAAGCGGGTATCGACTCGTTCAATGCGCTGGCTTTTGAGTTCGTCTCTCCCAATGAAAAGGAGGACGTGTCCTTTGAGCAGGCCCTTGCCGAGCTGAATGCCGAACAGCAGGGAGCTTTGAAAGAATTTGGAGACCGCGTCAACGAGGCGCTGGGGATCACAGGAGCCACTGCAACCGACGCCATCGGAGACTGGGCTGACGGCGCGGAACCGACCACAGTAACCGAGCATCAGAGCGACATCCCGTACGAGGATCTTAGAATCTTGGCTGCCTTGAAAGCCGCCTTCGCTAACCAGAAGGCTGCTATTGCTTTCAAAGCAGATCCAACGGGAGAGCAGTTCCTGTACGAACTGATTATCCCCGGCACTATGGAGGAGGCGCGGGACATCCTTTCCGCCGCCGGAATCCAATATCGCACTTTGATTGAACAAGAGGGCAGCTCGCGTGTCATTATATTCGACGCTGACGGGTCGGCCTTTGATTCTTTCGCAGACCTAGTACAATCCAACAACTATGAATTCAACTTCTTCAACGGGCGCGGCGAGTTTATCGGAAGCGGAGACTCCCGGACCCAAAGCAAGGAAATATACGCCGGAACAATTGCGGCAGAAATTGACCGCCTTGGGCGGCAAGGACAAAACGCTGGACCCGGCAGCCCCGAGAGCATTCGAGCTACCCGTCTCCGGGAACTCGCCGTCGAAGCCGGACTCGGAGACCAGCCTACCTTACAAGCGAGCGCCCAAGGGTTGGGACCCGATAGCGGAAGCAACCAAGTTCAAAGGCAAAACGTTCGGCCCAACGCCGAGCCAAACCCCTTCGTCCAAGAAGGCGTAAGCGGCTACAACCGGAAGTTCGGCTTAGGCCGAGTCATTCAGGGGCACTACGCCCCGGTCAACGAGCAGCGGGCCCGCAATATCGCCGCAGCCTACGAGGCTCTCCCGGTCCTCGACAACAGTCCGGAAACACTAGAGGCCTATCGCCAACTAGCTTTGGAAATCCAGCGGCAGTGGGACTTTGCCATCAACGAGATGGGGGTCACCTTCGAGCCGTGGACTAGCGAAGGTCAGCCGTACGCCAACTCACGCGAGATGGTCCGCGACGTTCGCGACAATAAACATCTCTGGTTCTTCACAGGCGGGGAGCCCCATCCGCTTCTCAACGAGCCCGACGAGAACGGGCTCACGATGAACGACAAACTGCGCGCGATTCACGACCTCTTCGGTCACGCCGCAGAAGACTACCAGTTCGGCGCTCGTGGAGAGGAGAACGCTTGGATCAAGCATAGCCAAATGTTCTCGCCGCTGGCCCAACGCGCGCTCACGACCGAAACCCGTGGTCAAAATTCTTGGGTCAACTTCGGCCCGCAAAACTACGCTGCCGACGGCACGAAGATCAGCATTCCCGCCGCCGAGCGCCCGTTCGCCGTGCAAAAAGTGGCTCTGCTTCCCGAGCAGTTCATGGACTGGCGAGGCGCACTTAATGAAAGCCCCGCGCCAAGTGCCAGCCAACCTACTACGCCTCCGAGGGCTGAGCTTTCCGAAGACGCTTTCGAGAGCATGATGGAAGCTCGGGAGTACGTTCGCCGCAGGTTCCTCCAAGCAGCGAAGGCCCTGAACACCGATATCTACCCGAATCTCGGAGGTTACACTGCCCATTACGTTTATAGCGGTCCCAAGGGGTCTCATTTCATCGAGTACAATCCTTACGACTTGGTCGGCATGAACCCCGCTCAAGTGGACGCCATGATGCGTGAAGAGCTTATTCACGCGGCCAGTGGTCTCGTTCTCCGACAAAAGGGAATAGACTGGGAAGACTTCTATGGTGACCTCGCCAACTCACTGACCAAAAAGCAACGGGCCCAGCTCAAGCAAGTTTACACATCGGCCAATACTGCGGTGGACGTGGGGGCTGAGTACTTTCGCGCGGGGGTTCAGAAACTCTTGTACGGAACGATCACCGAGCAGGAGATGAAAGAAACCGCGATGCAAAAAATCGTGGCTCTTCTCAAGGACGTCGTCGCCTATTTCACTAAGGCGAAAATGTCGCCCGCCGTACGGGAAGTTTACGATGAGACGGTCAAGATGGTACGCCGGGCGGATCCCAAGTTCGCCGCGAAGGGTCCTTCGGCTAGCGAGGCTCCGGGATTGTCGCCGCAAGCAGCCTTCACTTACCTAGACGGGTACCAGAGACTTTTGAAGAGCTTCCGCGACGCCGAGATTCGCAGCTTCAAAGAGAAATCGAAGTTCCTCACCGAGCCCGAGCGGGCCAAGTTCCGCGAAGATACCCGCAGGACTTTCTTGGAGATATACAAGTCGCTCCCCAGCGAAAAAGAATTCGCCGCCGTCGCTCTCGGTGGTCAGGCAAAGCGCGGATGGTACGAAAATTCGACCAAGGCCCTCGTCCAAGTATTCGGGGTGGACGCACCAAGATTCGCCGCACTGCTCGCCGCAACCAGCCCGCAGACGAGTGTCGAAAACAACTTGGTCAATGCCCTCAACATCTGGAAAAACTGGGTAGCCGCAGGCCGTCCGACGGACCGGACCTCGATTGTTCGGGTCATGGGCGACTCGGTGATGGGGAATAAAGGTGAGGACAGTGTCTTGGACGCTTGGGTGAACAACAGCGTCCGGGCTCTGGCTTCCGAGTTCCCCGACGAGCTGACCATCAGCGGGCCCAAGGTCAACTCGTTCATGCTGAACCTGCGCGGGTTCGTTAACGAAGTCACCAACGATGCGTGGATGGCGAACTTCGCTTTGGTTGATCAAACGATCTTCAGCGGCAGCCTGAATGCGGATGGCACTGACCCCGGAAAACGCCCGGGATACCTAGCCATGTCTGCAAGAGTTCGGGCGGCGGCGGACTACTTGACCAAACTGACCGGGGAAACTTGGACGCCTGCCGAAGTTCAAGAGACTGTGTGGTCTTGGGCTAAGACTCTTTACGAACTGCAAGAAAGAAAAGGTGAGACGCGTGACGCTCTGGAAATTCTCCAAGCCGGAGAACTGACCGACGAGGCCATTGCGGCGACACCGGACTTTGCTACATTACTAGACGATGGAGACTACAGAAAAATCCTCGAAGAAGCCGGATACGGAGAAGCCCTTGCTGGACTCTCTGGACTCCGTTCTGGACCAGATGGAAGAACCGAGCGACGCTTTGCTCCAGAAACAGGCTCGCCTGTTGCAGAAGTTATACGAAAAGGCCAAGAGCGAGCAGCGGCCCGCCTAGCCAAGCTCTACCAAATCAGGGCGCAGGAAAGCGAAAAGAACCGGATTCCCGGACCGAAAGCCAGCGCCCCCAGTTTTGTCTCCGCCCCCGTTGCCGGGTTTATCCCCAGCACGTTCGGGCCGGATGCCCGTACCTCCAGTGAGGCCCTTTACCGTCTGAGGTTCATGTCTCCGGACTACGCTCCGATTGGACGGGCGCTTGCCGACAAAACCCACTTCAAGTGGACCGAGACTGAAACCAAGGATAAAGCCCTTGAGTTCATCGACGTTGCCCACAACGGAGACCTGAAGGCCGCTTTCTACTCCTCGCTAAACGGGGGAGGTTTGACCTCCGAACAGGCCGTTATGGTACAGGGTTTTGTCCTGAAAAGAACTCAGGATGCCGCCAATGCCGCGCAAGCTGAAATTGCCAAGCTCGTCAACGCGGCCAGCACTTCAGTAGACGCCAGCGAGAAGAGCAAAATCTTGAAACGGGTTCGCGACTTGGAGCTTGTTCGAGACCTTCTCCAGCAGGACGCGGACGCTTTTGCTGACCGAGTTGCCGACTCCGCCAGCGCAGCGGGTTCGGAGCTAAGGGCCTTCCGCTTGCTGGCCGACACATTGGTTCCCCGCTCGTGGGTTCGCCAATACGTACGTCCGATCTCCAAGGTTCAGGAGAACGCCGTCAAGAAGGACAAGACTGGCCGAGACATCATGGCCGCGCTGATCAGCGCCCGTCGCGCAGCCGCGAATAAAGCAGCCAAGCGCATCGATTCGCTTCTCAAGCAAGCAGCCAAGAACTTCGTTCCCAAGAAACTGTCGCAGGAAGAAATCGAAGCGGCCACTCAAGTGGCTCGTATGCTGGCAGCTCCCATTCCGGTCCGGGATCAAATTGTTAATGCGGCGGTTGAAGACGCTGTCATACAAGGCTTGGAGACCATCAAGCGCGGAGTCAACCCGCAGCAGAAAGACCTCCAGTCGATCTTGAACGTTTGGGAGAAACGTCTCCGGGATACCGCGACCGAGCAGCTCAACAAAGGCATTCAAGACAGGCTGACTGGCGGCTTGGTTGCCTCGCCTCAGCCTACGCTCACCGAAGAAGAGAAGCGCGAAGCCGAGGCCAGAAAGCTCGCCGATTTCTGGAGAGAGTTCAGCGATCTCCCGTTCGCCGAAACCGTGTTCAATATCGCGCAGTCGAAAATTTCGTCCGCAGATACCCCATACGCCAACTTGGTGAAGGGCGTGAAGTTTGATCCGGCAGCTAGCGCAATTCTTAAACGCACGGTGCGCGGCTCGATCAATATCGCCGAAGAGATCCGTAAGACAGCGGACGAGCGTGGGTTGACTCTCGATGTACTGAAAGCCCGGTTAGCCCAGCATAACCCGAGCCTGACCGACACTCAGCTAGCCCGATTGGCCGAAGCTGTGGAGAAAGTTTACAACGCCGAAGTTCAGGAAGCCGCTAAGGCCGCGTTGGAACGCATCAAGAAAGCTGCCGTCACACCGGAAGCCAAGCGGATCGTGGACAACAACGTTATCCAGAGGCTTCTCCCGTTGGTCAACATGGGAGTCTTCTCTGATGAAGCCGCGTACAACGCCGTCGCCGAGAAATACGGCTTGCCGACCTACAACGAGGACGCCGTCAAACGTCTGGAAAAGATGGCGACCGAATTGCAGGCCCTGCCGGAGGGTTCGTTCCAGCGCCTCGAAGGCGGGCAACGTCTTGCCTTGGAAATTTTGAAAGCGCACTTCGGAAGCGCGAAAGGAAAGCAAAAACTTCGACACCTTAACAATGTCGCCAGCGCTTTCTGGACTGCGGCTATCCTGAGTGCTCCTCCCACTCAAATCGTCAACGCCTCAATGACGTCGGTCTCCGTATTCTTGGAATCTATGGCCGAAGCGACGGGTTACTACTTCGCTGGACGCAGGGCGGGCATGAGCCGTTCGGACGCACGAGAATTTTTCAAAGACGCAGCCCGCGCGTGGCTCTTCGCCTTCGGCAAGAACGCGTCGAATACTTCTCGTCGAGCCATCGACGAGGCCTACATGGCGCTCAAAAAAGGGACGACACGATTCAAAGCCGAGAAGATGGAAGATCTCGCTCCGCTGGAAATGTTCGACTTCGACCCGAAAGTGGCGATCCCGGGCAACGCGATGATGGACGCGATCTCCTCCGGGGAATTCAAGAAGGCCGGAAAAGCAGCCAAAGAGACCGCCCAAGCTGTGGGCCGCACGATGGCGGGTCGGGCTAAGGGTGTTGCTCTTGGTCTAGTCTCCGGAGACATGAACCGCGCGGGCAGGTCAGCCAAAGACGCGCTGAAAGACTACGCGGCTACAATGAAAGTTGTCGGCCGCATGATGCTCGCCGCTGATGCTGTCAATAGCACCTCTGCGACTTCCGCCAAACAGATGATGATGAAAAGGTATCTTATGGCGACGCAGGACGGCTTGTCCTCAAGCGAGATCGAAACCCAAATGACTGAAATCCGGAATGGCGGAAACCAGAATATCAAGGACATGGCTCTGGCTACGGCTGAGGATGAAGCCGTCCGGGGCGACTTCGGTCCTTCGGGAACACGTGAGCACGATATCGCCAAAGCCCGTCGGGTAGAACAGATCATTGAGCAACAGACGTACGGGCCAGAGGTAATGGATCGGGGGCGCGACTTTGCGGCCGTGGCTTCCTTCAATAGCGATCCGTACGGAGTAGTTGGATGGTTTATGACCTTTCTGTTCGGGAACATGAACAAGGTCGGGGGAGTAGTTCTCAAGCCGATCAACCCGTTTCCAAAGACCGTATCGAACCTACTTAACGCCGCACTTAACTACACGCCGTACGGAAACTTGCGGGCTATGGGCTGGAACATCAGCAACCAGTTAGTTTTTGATGAGGATAACAAGTTCTTCCGAGCCGCTCCCGAGACGCACTCACCGGAATGGTACGCCGCTCATGCGAGGGGATTAGCCGGAACGTCCGCGCTGGTCCTGCTGGGAGCGCTAATCAAAGGGGCTGCTGACGAGCGGGATGAAGGTCGAGTACCGTGGTTTGAAATTTTTGGAGCGGGCCCAAAGACAGCAAGAGAGCGCCGTCAATGGAGAGAGGCCGGAGGTGTTCAATTCAGTATTAAGATGGGTAATCTGGTCCTTCGGTACACCGACTGGCCGGGCTTGAGTATCGCGCTTGGGGTGCTTGGAACCCTTTACGACAACCATGTGTGGGGCAACAAAGAGCAGACCTTCGTAGACAAGCTCTTCGTTGGCATGACTTCCGTGATCGGCACGACGCTAAACAGGAACATGCTCGGCGGAGCCAGTGTTGTTTTCGATATGGTGTCTTCGAGTACCTCTGACGACCAGAAGCAGGCGGCGTGGGCGCGGTATTTAGCAAGCTATCCGCAGGGATTTATTCGTCCCGCGCTCGTCCGCTGGGCGGAGACAATCGCTACTGGAACATATCAGGAGAACCGCAGTTTGCCGGGCTGGATCCTTTCCCAGATGCCTGTGGTCGGAGCTTTCCGTGGCCGACCTTCACTCAACGTTCTCGGCGAACCAATACAAATAACCGCATGGGATGCGACAGCAGGGAGACTTGTATCGTTAAAGGATACACACCCGATTCTCTCCCCGCTTACGGACGCCAATTTGTTTATCAATCCGGCGCAGGCCTACAAGCTAGTCGATTCCTCCTCTGAAGTGGGCCTGCGGGAGATGTCGCAGTCGGAGCTGTACGACTACGCGAAGATTTACGGAGAAGAACTTCGCAGGGTTTTGACCCCGTCTTTGGTGGACAACCTCGTCAAGATGGCCCGACAGAACCCCGAAGCAGCGCAGGACACTCTTAACGAGTTTGCTCTCGCTGCCAGAAACCGCGCGCAGGCTGCCATGCGGTCGCAACGGAACTTTCAAAAAGCGCCGAACCGATGAAGGAGATGCGGTTGGTTGACGTGGCCCGCGTACCCGGCGAAGGCTGGAAAGCCAAGCAGCCGGAGACCGGATTTGTGGTTAAAGGCCAAAGCCTTCCCGGACTTATCCGGAATGTGCTGGTTTACCGGAATGCCAATCAGCTTCCGTGTCCGGCAAACTATAAGCGCATGGTAGAAAGCCAAGTTTGCGCGACCATGCCCGCCGACGAAGCTCTCGAAAAATGCATGGCTTTGGCGAAAGACGACCAGCAAAACCCGCCCGAGCTTCGACAGCGGCGGTCCTCTATAGAAGACCTAAAGAACTTTGCCTTGGCCGTGGAAGGTCTCATTGAATCCAGAGCCACGGGTACGCGTGTCCATGTGGACAAGGAAGAAGCTGAGCGCCGTGCGGAGATCTGCGCCAAGTGCCCCAAGAATCTTCCGGTCGGAAACTGCTGGGGATGCGGGGTTCTTGGAAACCTTTACCGCAAGCTGCTTGGGCACCTTTCCTCGTCCAAAGATCCGGTGCTCCAATCCTGCGACGTATGCGGATGCGACAACAAGGTCAGCGTTCACCTCGCCGACGATGTCCACGCTTTAGTTGCCGAGAAGCAGGGGCTTTCGGCCGACGAGTTTCCAAGCCCGTGTTGGAAGAAAGACATACTTAGAGGGGGTGCCGTATGAGCACTCCCCGCAGAGCCACTGTTCGTATCCAGCTTCCTCCCCGCTCGGGGCTGCGACCGATAAGCCCAGATACTATTTTCGACCCCAGACTCCGTGGAGCAGACCTCCCGCCGCCTCCCGAAATCTCTAACCCAGAGCTAGCAAGGCAGCAGCAAGCATACGCGGCAGATAAATCGGCTGCAAGGAACGCGAGATACCAAAACCCAACAATAGTAGACCCAGCGCTGGTTCCGGCGTCTCGACCCCCTGTCGGGGAAGGTGTAACTACAGACGCTAGGGGCAACATGATTCGCGTGCCCGTAGAGCCAGACCCGTCGACATCCAAAAACAAGTCTAAGCCAGACGTAGTGCTTCGACGGCAGTTAATCCGTGCTGGCGACGGCACCGTTAGGCCAGTCCCGAAGGGGACTCGAACGCTGGCTGTCGTGGCGAAAGAAGCGGCCCAAGCAGGTGGAGATCTTCCCGTTTCAGGGACCCTTAAATACTACCCAACCCCTGTCAGTAAGGACTCCTCTTTGCCAAAGTGGCTCGGCGGCAAGCCGACCGTACAGCAAATGCTGGGCATAGACTATATGCGCTCTTACGAAAAGGGTTCGGCTTTCACCGCGTTCCAGAAGTTGGTCGAGCTGTCCGAGAGATCGGGTCGGCCGATCTACTCCGGAACAATAGTTCCGCAGTTGTCCAAAGCGACACCCCCTCTTTTGTCCCAGTCGCCGCTGCTGGACGTGGGGAAAGCTCTCGGAGAAAAGGCTACAACGTACGACGTTCTCAAGAAAGACTACCCGCAACTCAGGTACCGCGAAGTCCCGGGACTAACAACGTCTGGGAGATTCTGGGCCAACGTATACCCGCCCATCAGCGGAAGGGCCGAAGCTACGGTTAACGATGGCCCCGGACCGTACCAGATCGGGGGCAAGTTCAGAACTTTGGACGAGTTCCGCTCAATCGTAAACCAGATCCCGAAAGAGAGCTTATACAACCGCAACACCAGCTTTAAGATTGACGGGCTTGTCTCCACAACCAGACCGGACATGGTGCAGCGGGCGCTCAACGTGGGATACCAAGTTGGCCCCGTCGCTGCCGAGACAGTCCCGAAACTTGTACGGGGCGGTCTCCCGATAGCAGCTCAAGTTGCCGCCGAAGACGTTATCCGAGCTGGGCTTAACCAAGCCCCCGCCGCAGCGGGATACGCTGCCACTCAGAGCGGATCCGGTACGGTGGCCGACCGCTTGAACCGATTTGCATCGAGGGTCACCGCAGGCGCAGCAGTTGGCGGGGCCGTGGGAATAGGTACGGGACCCGGCGCTCTCGCTACGGCTACGACGGGAGCAGTGGCAGCAGGCGCTTACGACTTGGCCGAAACAGGGGTAGAGCTAGCTCGTCGGTACTACCAGAACGTTGAAGTTCCCGTGAGGGAACGATTGAACACCCGGCCTAGCTTTACGGCTCAAATGTACCCGAACGGGTATCCCGGACTTCCTACCAACATTCGTTGACCTATGAAGCGCGACTACAAGAAAGAGTATCGAGAGTACCACGGGACAGCCGAGCAAATCCGCCGCAGATCTTCGCGTAATAAAGCTAGGCGGCGTCTGGCAAAAGACGGCCTAGTCCGCAAAGGAGATAATCGCGACGTTCATCACCGCGACAATAATCCCCTGAACAACTCTAGGCGGAATCTTCGGGCGACGAGTCGGTCGTGGAATCGGGCTCAGAAATAATAGGGTAAGCCCCCAAGAGGTCCGCGTAAAAAGCGGCATCCGCCAAATCTTTTTCTCTATTGTAACAGCATTTCATATGCAACACATGGTGGGGATTATTAACTTTTAAGGTAAAACCCAAAATGTCGGTGTAAATAGCGTTATCGAGACAGCTTGGATACGCATAGTCAACACATACACCCTGCGGAAAATTTTGTCTTTCACGGCTGCACCACAAGTCAAGCGTCAGCCGTGAAATGCGATGCCGAAAGTTCCATCGAAGATTAAGAAGACTAGCGCCCAATCGAACTCTGTAAAATAAACCTCCGTAGTCGGACAAAGAAAGACGGGGCGAGCACCAAAAAGCGAGAACTTTACCCCGCACTTCTCCATCGTGGTGCCACATACTTTGAACGACTTTTACTGGGGACCCCGTCTCCGTGTCGTAAAATATTACGAGCACCTCTCTGTGACGCGCTACTTGGTTTGTGGCTACCCAAAGTGTAAAACTCCCGTCTTCGTGAAGCTGGCAAAAGGGCTCTCCTGTATCCGTAGTAAGATGCGGGCTGTGAATAGCGAATAAAATATCCCCAACCGGAGGAATATTTAGAGGCGCGGGATCAAACACGCACGCGAAAGATCCTGAGTGGGATACAGCAAACAGTGCGGAAGAGCTTTCATCGAAGCGGCATTTAGGAGGCGTGGGTCCGGCATATATTAAGTCACGACCCTCAACAAAGGCTTTAAGGACTTCTTCGTGTTTGTAGTTAAGGTCCCACTGCCAAGAAGAGTTCAGTTTACCTAAAAACGGAAGAATGTGCTGGCTTCCCACCATGATATCCAAGTCATTTGGTGGGCGATAGTACCGCTTTGAAAGGAGAATGAGACTAGTGAGGCCAAGAACAGTGAAAGGCAGCCCGAATAAAGCAAGCTCCTCTAGAGCGTCATAGACCCGATCTAACGATCCGGGCGACGGCTCCTGTAAATCTTGGAAAGACTGCGGACGTATGGCTTCGCGTCCCATTGTTCTGCGTTACTGATCCGCTCCCAAATCAGGCCCAGAAATAACTACGGGAGACTCGATAACTTCCGGCAGGACCTGAAGCGACGGCGCTACTTTCTGATGGATCATAGCTGAAGCATCCAGCAGTGCATTCCAGATATCCTCGGAAGGATTCGACGTGCGGTCGGCTACAACCGAAGTGATCTGATTTTCGTCGAGATCAGCGATGGCAACAGCCGAAGCATTTTCTAGTTCTTCTATACGAAGTAAAAATTTTCTCATAGGTATTAATCTAGCTCAGAAAGCTGTTTCGCCAAGGACTTACATTCGGCTTTAACATATTCAAACGTCCGGTATTCAGCTTCCGGCACTTTGGGTATCTCGGGGTTCGGAGACAGGTCGTCCATGTGGTTACAATCGAAACCCCACCACCACCCGTTGAGGATCTCGTCATCCGACATCATACCGGGCCCCGCGTAAGTGACGCCACCGTGAACGTCCACAAGGAGACCAGCGTGGATATGGCCCTCTATCACACTTATGAGAACCTGCGCTGGGGGGCGATTGCCAAGGGGCTCCTCTAACATCTGCTCTTCACGATCCCGCAACCTGCCCGGCACGGGGGCGTTGGGCTCTACTCGAAACAGGGGGTGATCGCCGGGTATCCGGACGTAACCGCACAGATGACCAAAGTAATGGCGGGCAACCCTGCAATCGTACCCAGTCTCGGGATCAGTCCATTCCTCAAAGCTGGGCTCGTCTGACCAAGGGCCTGCGGGGCACGAGCACGAGAAACAAGAGCATGTGACGTTGCTGGTCTTCATTTGGATCCGTAGAGGCAGATGAAAAGGAATCCGGCGTTCCCGATTGTGTATCCAAGGAAGGCTATCCCGAGACCTATTTGGCCTTCTCTGAAGAAGCCTATCGAAGTCAGGACATAGCAAGCGGTGCAGATTGCGAGAGGAATGAGAGTCATGTAAAGGGGTGCTGGTTTATACGCAGAGCCAGCGTGCGCCACTTGTCCTACTACCCACTTAAAAACTAATACGGGTCGAAACAGGGCCGGAGAACGTGGGATGCTCCGGTAGTGAATAGGTTGTAGGCTTCTCCTGCTGCGCCGAACGGAAGAGGGCCCATCCGGCTGCGGATAGAAGAAGCGATAGAAGTAGCAAAAGTAGTGTCTTTCTTGTCCTACTTGTCGTGGCTAGCTTCGAGTTCGACCGCTTCGGCCCAGTCCAGCAGGCAGTTGATAAGCCACTGGTTAAAATCAATCGGTTGCTTCGAGATGTGCTCGATATCGTATTGGTATGCACTAATAATTCGTTCATAGGTTGGTCGGTCAAAGTTAAGGGTGAGCGAGTGGGAGGTTTTGGCGGGTGAGCTTTGTACTACTTCCATATAGGTGGGATGTGTTTTTGATTGTTTTGTTTTGGTTACAGGGTGCTTGCTTTCCTTTAGGGCGTAGTGAGTTCGTAATTAGACATCATCTTAAACCCAATGTTCAACGGAAATTTTGTGTTTAGTGTCATAAACCGACTCTTAATGCTGAGAGCGCAGGATTAAATCGCGTCCCTCCAGCAACGATTTTTGACATCCAGATCTTACCAAGCCAGAGATTGAACTCCCGATCCCGGGCCCAGTCCCTTGGCTTCTTGGTCGTCGACTTGCCAACCGCCCCGGGCAGGGCGGCAATCCGGCGGGAGCCAACGTACAAGTCACAGGAGTAGTGGGTCGATTTGACATGGACGGCGTTGGGTTTCATGGGTGCGGCTTGAATTGAAGGTCTGTGAACTCGCCCATAAACTCGGCGACGGTGACGTGGACGGCCTGACCTTGCAGGTCGCGATGTGTGTATACGGCGTCGCGTATGTTCAAGTCGGCGGCGTATGTGTCGGCTTCGGCGAGAACGAAGCCCGCTTTCTCCAGCAGGTTTCGGACTTGGTCGAAGTGATTGCCCTCGGCCATCCAAGAGTGCTGGTCTCGGATAGCCGTGCGCACGGTTTTGCCTACAGTTTGTTTGGTCATGGTAGTCGTGTGATTAAACGGGCCAGACGTACGGGAGATCGTCGGGTACGTTGGGGAAGTGCGGAGTGTAGTGCTCCGGCAGTTTCCGGAGTAAGTTGGATTGATGGGACGTGCATAGCTCGTCGTTGAGCCACGGTATACGCGCGGCCCCGTTCGGATACAGCTTGTGGAACTCGGAGATCTTGCCGAAACAAGTATCCTTGAATCCACGGCTGACCCATTCGAGACAGACAGCGTAACCGTAGACGACAAGCTGGTGCTCGAACCCGCGCCACATCTTGACGGCCGGATGGTTTTGCCAGCCGTAAGACGGGAGCGTTAGAGCTTTGAGGATCTGGAGACACTCGACGCGTTGTTTGCCAAGGCGCTTGGAATCCAAGACTCGGGCCGAGTCGGTGAACGATGGGAATGGTAGGAATGTTTGCATTAGTGCTGCGCGTGTTTTAGCGGTCGGTGGATTTCTTCTTTGATATCAAGAAGCTGTCGGTTGGATTTGTATTTAGGAATGTACGTAAGTACGGAACTCTCCTCGTGACGGGAGAAAAACTTTCGTATGGGGTTGCCCGGCCAATCGACGTAATCGTGCTGGTAGTGATCATCGAGAGAGTCTCGGTCGTATTGTTGCTGGTTCATTGAAAGGGTTGCCCGCCCCGCCTAACCGGAATCTTGGTTAAGCGGGGCAAGGCGGGTTTGGTTCAGTTATGCACGGCTTCCATCTGAACGGCGTGGAAGTTAACGAACTTGCCGAAGGGCATACGGTAGTTGTCCCCTCCGTACAGATACCTTTGACAAGTATTGATCCAGAGCGTGGGGATACCGGGATCCGGCGTACGCCACCAGCTCCACTGCATGTCGGAGACAACGACGATCCAGTCGTACTCGGACCTGCGGTTCTTGGCCCAGTTGAAGGCGGGCATGAGGTCGGTCGCACCGCGTCCGGCCCAGCCTTGGAACTCGGTGATCGGGAAGTCACAGGACCTGTAGTCGCGTGACGCCCGAACGGAGGTGTCGCAATGCAGCAACGTGACGGTCGACTGCGGGAACAGCGACAGCACTTTGCCGAGATGCGTCAGGGCTTGGTTGCAGTCCGCGTCGCTCATCGAGCCGGACGTATCTACAATGAAGAGACCACGGGTCTTGCTACGGGCGCGGCGAGCCGGAAGCAGCAGGTCCTTACGATGGCTGTGCCTGCGGGACGGCCTGTCGTATTTCCAGCCTGCGGCGTGTTGGGTCCGGAGAAACTTCTCCAGTTCCTTGCGCCAGTTGATCGACGCGGCCAACTCGGGGTCTCCCTCGATGCGCTCCTTGTACTGGGAGATGATATCACCCAGACCAGTCGGGCTGTAGGTCGAGCTACCGAGCAGCGCTTCGAGGATGAGCTTGGCCTCGTCTTCGCGAAGCGTGACTTCTTCGGGCGCGTCTTCAATGCCGCCGCCGAAGGTCTCGGTCGGATCGGGCATGTTGGCGAAGGGGTCGTGCTCGGCGTTGGAGTCGGAGCCCGCCTTGGCGGGGTCGCCGCTCTCGGAGTCGGAGTCGGAGTCGTCAGCGTCCTCGAAGTCCGACCCGTCGAAGGGTTGGCTGTCGTTGCCTGAGCCAGAGGAATCCTCGTCGTCACCGTCCTCGTCCTTGTCGGATTCGCCGGAGCCAGAGGAGTCATCGTCTGAGTCATCGGAGTCGGAGTCGCCGACCTCGTTCTCGTCCCAGTCGTGGACGCCATCGTCATCCTCATCATCGGAGGAGCCGGGCTTATCCTTGTTGGATCGAGTCTTGGTCACTTGGGTGCCTTCCTGACCTTCCTCGCCTTCCTCGCAGGGCTCGCCGTCGACAGGTACCTCGTTGGTAGGAGGCTGAGGCGGCGGAGGCGGGTTGAGCTGCTTGAGCAGGTCGTAGTACTCCTCGGCGCTCTTGTTGTACGGGAGACCCTCGAAGGATTTGAAGCCGACGAAGCAGCCGCCCGAGACTTTCGAGTCGATCAGCTCGGCTTGCAGTTTGACGGTGTCGCCTTGGAACGCCTCACGGTAGCCCTTGTAGAGCATACAGTTGAGCGCGAGATCGGCGGCGATGTTGTAACCCTTGGGGTTTCGTTTGCCACGGCGGTGCTGGTGATTGGACAGCACGTGACCGACCTCGTGCAGCACGATGGCCTTGGCGGCGGACAAGGACAGCTTGTCGACGAACGAGGGATTGTACGTGAGAGTCCGGCCGTTGGTCGCCATCGTGGACAAGGAGCCGGACGGCTTGACCGACCAGCGTGACAGCACGACTGGTATGGCTATGGGTTCGAGCCGAGCGACCCAGTCGAGTGCGACTTTGATCTTTTCAGCAGAGGTAAGTTGAGTCATGGTTGGATTGTTCTAACGTGGTAGTTGGGACGATGTGTCAGGGGGCCCCCGCAAGGAGGCCCCCTGATCTTTGGTTAGCCGACGATGGCCTTGTAGGCATCGAGGCCTGCGAGGCTGGGCAGCTTGGCCCCGGCCACGCGGAACCACCAAGCCACAGCCTCACGGCAGGCGGGGTTCTCGGTAGCGCAGCGGGCGAAGTAGTCAGCCACAGCCTTGGTGTGCGCCGGATTGACCTCGGGCGAGAGGTTGCGCTTGGCCTGCTCGGGGTCGAGCAAGCGGACAGCGAACGACTCACCGAGTGCGTACAGGACGCCGATCTGGTCGGCCGGAGGAGTCGGCGCGGAGGCCGGATCCTTGACGACTTTCTCGAAGGTCGGGCACTGCGAGAGGACCTCGCGGTACGCGATGTATTCGCGGCCAGCGGTCTGACCGACCAAGCCGAAGACGATGGCGTCTCCGACCTCCGGTGTGAGCGGGGTCTGGGCCAGCACGTCGAGAGCCGCCGCAGCCCACGTGAAGGTACGAGGGTTAGGACGTTGCTGCTCGATGTACTCGTGTTTGCCGCCGCCGAAGATGTTCGGGCGGAAGCGGGCATAGCCAACCAGAGCGGCATCAATGCCGTTGCCGTTAGCCCAGTCGATCCAGTGGTCCAAGGCGCGGGGGCCGTGGGTGTCCACGTAGAAGTGGGCCAGACGGGTAGCCGCCGCAGTGGTCAGCTCGGTCGTGCCCGTGTCGGTCGTGCCGTTGCCAGCGCAAACAATGTGCGTCAGCTTGGACAGCTTGCGGCCGTTGACGCCACGGTCGAGCAGGATCTGCAAGGCCACGTTGAGGACGTCGATGGACGTGCGGTCGACCTCGTCGAAGAACAGGATGCACTCATAGTCGTCTCCGTAGAGATCGGCCCACGGGAGCAACGAGTTGGCGAGGTAGGACAGGACCTTGCGGACCTCGCCATCGATCTCCTGATCCACGGGGTACGGGATGCCGCCGAGATCGGTGGGCTCCTTGTCCGACAGGCGGACGTCATGGAGCGGCAGGCCGAGATCGGCGGTGAGCGACTTGATCGTAGCGGACTTGGTCCAGCCGACCGGACCCCAGATTACGGGGACCAGATCGAGTGTGGGGACCCAGCACACGGCGATGCACTGCTTGATGGTGGACAGCGGAAAAGCCGCTGCGGGGACAGGTTTATGATTTTGCATGGTGGTAGTTGTGTGGTTGTGGTGGTTGGGAAAAGGGGCCCTCCGGCTAACCGGAGATCGGGTTAACCGGAGGGCGGATCGGGCTAGAGCGTCGAGCCCTTGCTCGGGAAGCCGTTGACGTGATTGATGATCCACTGGCGGACCATCCCGTTGAGTTTGTCGAGCGTTTGGCGGGACACCCGAGTGAACTTGTGGTGACGCGTCTTCTTGGCGTGGTCCAGCATGAAGGTGCGGACCTTGCTTTCGACGATGAGAGACGCGCTGATGCGCGCTACGACTTGATCGAGTTCGGATTCAGACATGGTGGTAGTTGTGTGGTTGTGGTTGTGGTTTAGGAGACCTGAGCTTTGACGGCTCCGGCCTTGAGCTTGGACAGGATGTCGCCAGCCTGCTTGGCAATCTCCGACCGGACCTCGGTGCCCTTGTCGGTCTTCTTGTCGCGGAGGACATTGGACTGAGCGGCTTTGACGAGTCCGGCGACGAGGTCGCGGGCACGGGTCACGGCAGCGGTGATGGTGCGGTCGTTGTTGACGTTGAGCGCAGGCAGGGCCTCGACCAGTTCTTCGAGGTTGGTGACCATCGTGTCCTCGAAGCGGGCGATCTTACCGGAGTTGAACTCGGTAAGACTGCTGACGACACGGGACAGCGCGGCCTCCAGCCTCTCGACGACAGTCTTGTGCAGGTCCTTGACCTTGTCCGCGTATTCCTTGCGGGTGCTGTCCTCGATGGCAGCGCGGGCCTTGGCCGACACGTGGTTGAGGCGGATGTCGTCGGGGTGCGTGATGGCGCTCTGCTTGATCTCGAACTTGTAGCGTTCACGCACCTCGTCCTCGGTCGGGAAACCGAGTCGGTCGAAGGCTCCGTTGAGATCGACCCGGGCTTGGTCGCGGAGTTTAGGGAGGCTCTTGCAGAGCTTGTCGACGGAGTCGTAGAACTCGGCGCGGAAGGCTTCGAGTTTCTGGACAACCGAGTCGAGCTTGGTGTTAACGACTGCGAACGAACCCTTGCCGTCCCAGCGGAAGCCCGTGGGGAAGTCAAGGTAGCGGCGAGCCTCGGAGAGCTTCTGCTGCGGAGGCAGGCGGTCCTCCTTGGTCAGTCGCTGCACGTAGGCAGTGAAACGGTCGGAGGCAGCGTGATCGGCGCTGGCCGCGTTGGCGGCAGCTTGGTCGTCGCGTTTGCTCCACGGGAACAGCGAGCCCTCGATGCTGACGAGGGTGCAGTCACGGGCGATGTCGAATGCGTTGGTAGTTTTGTATTCAGTCATGGTGGTAGTTGGTTGTGTGGTTGATGGCGAACGCCGACGTCGTCTTAAACCTACCGATCAAAATATGAGCGGGAGATGAACAAGGCGACGAGCAGCGAGGCCAGAAGGTAGAGAACGAAGTGGGCTTCGGGAATCATGGCGGCAATATAGTTAGACAACTCTCGGAGCAATTCGTTCAAATTATTTTTCGTCAGTGTTTCCAAAGGGGCGGTTTGACGCGCAGCTTCACGGGGTAGCGGTGCTCTCCGGCACGCTCGGCGGGTCGGATGAAACAGAAGTCATACTTCTTTCCATTGTAGACATAGTTGAAGCCGCCGTGCTCGTCGTGTTCTACATTGACGCTGCCGTGGTTGTCGTGCTCGTTCGAGTAGAACTCCAAGACCGAGTACGGTCGCTGAGTCTTCTCATCCTTGTATCCGAGCGGTTCGACGTAGCCTGCGAAGAAGTAGACGCAGTCTTTGGTCGTGAGTTTGCTGGCGTTGCTCGCAGTCGGATCCACGTCGCAGTTGCGAAGGAAGACCATGAGCTTGTCGTCGGGATGGGGTATGTTGGTTTTGTATTTCATGGTTATTTCTCGGGCCAAGCCGAGTAGATGGGTTTCAATCCTTTGTCATCGAAGAAGCTGACTACGCGGCCTCGGTGAGTGAGGCGACTGGCGTGGGCTCCGACTGAACGGGGTCGCACTTCACAGGTAGGGTAGCCCCTATAAAATCCCGTGAACTTGCTTTCCAATAACACCTCGATGTTGTGCTCTTTGGCGCTACCGCAGCGGGACTTTATGTATCCCGTGCCGCTATGCTTTCCTTTCGGGTCGTCGAAGTAGACGCGTTGCAGGACGAATGTGTCTGAGAATTTCATTAGTGTTTGATCAGATCGTGGAGCGCGTCATCGGCGCTAATGAGAGGGACATTTTCGAGTACGTAGGTGTCGTTGACTCTTATGCCCACGAGTAAGCCGTGGGAGCCGTCGAGACACTGGGCTACTGCTCGCATTCCGCAGAGCGTGTCCTCAGCGCCCGAAAGGCCCAGACCGGAACCGGAGTTGTAAACGGCGTTGGCTTTGGCGGCGTCTTCATAAGACGCGTAAACGTGCGGGTTCCATACCCAGAAGTTGACGTCTTCGATCTCGATAGCTCGGTCGAAAGGCTTCTGGTCAGGTGGAACCGGATAGGGAATGTGAATGTGTTGTGAGTTCATAATGGTAGTTGGTTGTGGTAGTTAACTTATGGGTTAACCGGATATCCGGTTAAGCAGAGGGGACTTCGCAATACTTCAACAAGAAGGGGAAAAACCATTCCTCGGCTACCCTTTCAAGTTCTCGAAAGGCTTGAAGAGTCTGGTCCTGCTCAAGCGGTTCTTCATTGTGAAACGTGACGTCAATCCCGTGTATCGGGCGCTCAAGCCACGTGCCCTCGTAGCGGTCAACCATATTGGAACGAAGGTAAACGGTGCTCGCGTAGTCGCCCTTGGCATGTTCGGTGTAAATGACCAGTGTCTGCGAGGTGCTGAGGAGGAAATCGAACGAGTGGTCTTTTCGCCACTCGTTACTGACGCTCAGATGCTTTCTGCTCTCGGTAAGCCACGTCTCCAGAGTCATCCACGCGGGGCGTCGGAAGTGCGGGTCTTTTATGTGCAGAGCGTGGTAAACCTTTTCAGCTACATCAGGTTTTAAGCGGAGATGTCGAGTATCGAGGTAGAGCTTATACACCGGACCGAATGCGACTCGAACGCGGTAATCGCGAGCGCGTTGCATTTTGTCCTTCTGTCGCTGCTCTTCATCTTGTTGCTGTTTCGCGGAGACGAGGCGAGCAAGAGTGGGGTTAGTGGATTCTTTCATAGTGGTAGTTGTGTGGTTGTTAACCGGATATCCGGTTAAAGTTCGTAGGAAGCGTCGAGGTTATCGACAAACTCCCGCATGGATGAGGTGAGATCTGCTTCGGAGATGGCAACGTGCATGGCACGTATACCTTCGCCGTCCGGTGTCTTGTATAAACAGACGACTCGGAAGTTGGTGAGCTGTAGACCAAGGGCCAGCATTCTCATGCCGACCCAGTCACAGATGGCGGTGTAAGTGCGTTCGAGGATCATTCTTCGTTTTCGGCGGGGTAGACGACGAGCTTGGCCTGATTGCCTTCGCCTATGGCGAAATCCAGTCCATACTCATACCAGTTGTAGTCTTGCACGATGATCTCCGACTCGGGGTCGTGCTTCTGTAAGTGATCGATGAGTTCTTTAACTTTCATGGTCAGTTGATGGTTGCGTGGAAGTAGACGCCGCGTTCATCGTTCCGGTCTTGGAGTTGAATGCTCCGAGCTTTGCCGGAGATGACGCAGCGGGGTTGCGACTTTCGGTCGCGGGTTGCGGTTGGGACGTTGCAGGACAGACTCTCGACAAAGAGGCAGGCCCCCTTGTAGTGAATCGACAGCACGTTGCGGCCCCACTTTTGTGATAGAGGCTTGTTGTAGTGGTAGAAGAATGTGAATGGTTTCATTGGTCTTCGAGTTTGGAATTGATGAGGGCGCGAACGTCCGGTTCGATCTTGGCGAAAGCCAATCGCAGGCTTTTGGGCACTTGATCGGGTGCTGGTCCGTCGTCGAAGGTGTCAATGCGGTTGCGGGAATACCGGATGCATCCTTCCTCGAAGGGACCAACGAACGGTGAGCGGCGGGCATCTTCGCGATAAACGCGGAGCAAATACTCCTCGTCGGTCGGCATGACCGCGTATATGTCGCAGTCAATGTAACCGTCGCAGTTGATGATGGCCCAGTCGAAGCGGATGCCAGTGCCCGGATCGGTGAATGTTGTTCTGTTTTTCATTGCGGTCATAGGGCTCCTCTTTCTCCTCCGGTCGGCGGGTTGATGAGTCCGGCTTCGATCATGCGGACAGCCGTGCGTCCGTAGAATCCCTGCAACGTCCATGCCATTCCCGTATCTACGAGGTATTGGAATAGGCGGAGGGTCCCTTCGGTGCTGAGGCTGCCTTGCTCGAAGTCGATGAGTTCGGTGGTGAGATCGAATGATTCGGTGGTGTTCACGGGTGGTAAGGAATCGATGTGCATGGTGTGTTAAGCGAGTGCGCGTTGCAGGCCAGCGTGCAGGACGCCGCCATACCACGCGGGGTTCTTTTCTTTGAGGATGGTGAGGGGAGCTTTACCCGCGTCTAACTCGGCGAAGTATTGCTCCGGTGTGTGACTGGCGATCAGCTCTTTGCGGAACTTCGCCAGCGTGAAAGGTCCCCCGTGTTTGAAACGGGCGACGAACTTGCGGTCGGGTCCGAAGAGCAGGTATTGCCCCTCTCGGAACAGTTGATCTTTGGTGAACTTGGTCATGGTAGTTGGTGGTTTGGTGACGTAGAGAAGCGGGGGATACTCGTTCCGCTTCTCCAACTTGGTGGTCAGATGAGTGCCCCTGCAATGGGGGCAGGAGTAGACTCCGTATTGCTTGTTGCGCTTCCGGCGGAAGCGTTCCGCGTGTTCTTCGTAATCGGACCAGCCAAGATTGATTTTGCCTCGGCATCCTCGTTCCAAGCTGGGTGGTTTCATGGATGCCTTAACCGAGATTCGGGTTAGGCTCGGCGAGCTTGATGGCCGCGCGGAGTTCCTTGATGGTAATCCACGCGGGGTGTTCGCGGTCTCCGCTCGGCTCGAACTCGGGCATGATACCTTCGAGATCGGCGAGCGCGCATTTGGCAGCGTCGAGCAGCATTTTGAATGATCGAGTGTGTTTTTTCATTGGGTGATGGTTGAGGTTTCGTAAGGGACGCAGTCGTTATCCAAGCCGAACTTGGACAGCATCTCGTCCGAGCAGTATCCGTTGTCATTGGGCGCGCAGTTGGGATGCCCGTAAATGCAGGAGCAGGGATGCTCGGCGACCATTTGCAGGTAACGCTTTGCGTATGCCTGTCGCTTGCGGTCGCAGATCTCGACGAGATCCTTCTGGGTAATACGGGTCCCGCATACTGCGGTGTAATCGATGAGCTGGTCGGGGAAGACCGGACTCGTGACACGCTTGCCGTCGAAGAGGACTTCAAACTCCTCTCCGGCGATGTTGAGGATGATGGGTATGGGATCGATGGTCATGGTTAATTCCTTCCGGACATTTGCTTCCACACACCGAGATCGAACTCGGCGAACGTGAGATGGGGGAACTTGGTCCGCACCATGCGCTTCGCCTTCTCCTCGATCTTGAGGTAGGTCGGCGACAGCTTATTCGGCGTGGTCGCAGGGATGCCCCTCATGCGGCACTCCTCGCGGAGATAGCGCAGCATATGGACGTCGAGGACCACGAGTTCCTCGTCCGGTCGGCTATGCAGCAGGAACATCCGCGCGGTCTTGTGCCCAATCCCGTGGATGGACAGCAGGTCGTGCAAGGTGCAAGTGCGGAGGTTCAAGTTAAGAACCCCGGCCACAGCGGGAGCGTTCTTGTTGTAAGGTGCGAGATGCCACTCTTCGAGAATCTCGGCAATGCTCATGCCGTGATACGGAGAGCGGAACGCATCGAACAGCGATCCGTTGGTGCGGGCGATGAGTCGATTGACCAGTCGCGCAGTGGAGTCGGAGTTGTGTCCGGCCACGGCGATGCAGAAGAGCATGAACTCTTCCAGTTCCTCGTCGCTGCGGTGGTAGTTGGTGACTTGTGTGGGTTCGATCATGGGTGGTGTGGTAGTTGGTTAACCGGAATTCCGGTTAAGCAGCCTCCCGCCAGTCGTGGGGTCGGCTGTAGAATCCGAACGAGGGATCGTCCTCGCTCGGGGTGAAGGTGGCGGTGAAGGTGACACGCTTGCCGTCCTCGGTGGCCGCGCGGGAGGGTTTGGATCCCCAGACCTTGGCCCCGTCCGGCAATTGGATGAGGCACTTGATCGAGTCGCCGAACTTGGTCGCAACGAGCTTCTGCTTGAGGATCACGCCCGTGACCTCGGTCCGGCCGAGCGGGGCGCGGATGCCAGCGGCAACCCGTTTGGCCCGTTCCTCGGCGCGCTCGTCGGCCCACTTCATTTTCTGAAGCGACTCCTTGTGGAGTTTGATAGCGAAGGCTGCCTGTTTTGGAGTCAACGACTTATACCGGACGAGCTTGACGGCCATGTCCTGTAGGATGTTGACGCCCCATGAGATGCGGTCCCACGCGGGGTGCGACTGCAATGACGAGTCCGCGCCAAAGTGGAGCGCGGCATTCAACTCGGAGTTATTGGTATCCATAGTGGTAGTTGGTGGTGGTGGTGAAAAAGCCTCTATCACGTTTCCGGTCAGTCGGTTACGAGGCAGATGGCGATCCCGAGCAGGGTGAGTCCGCAGAAGATTTCCAGTGCGGTCTGGAGAATGTCGTAGGGTATCATACTGATGCGAGTATATGTAGACGTCTTAAACCTTGGGTTGTTCAATCTTGGGTGCTTGGAATCCTCGGCCCCCGAACGGATGGGACGTAGCGGGAACGAGGTGATGGGACCTAACGGATGGACTGCGGGTCGTCGGTCTTGCGGATCTCGACTTTCGTCGTGGGATCCCAGTTCGCCTTGACGCGAAGCCAAAGCTCCGCCTCGGACGAGGCCGACTCATGCGTCCGGTGGTTCGTTGAGGAGACGCGGCGTTTGTCGCGCGTCACCACGTAGACGAACTCCTTTTCGTAGTTGGGCATGGTGGTAGTTGGTCGGGTTGTTGCGGTGGTGGTTAACCGGAAATCGGGTTAGCGGAGAGCTTCACGTTGTGAAACTCCTCGAACAGGCGTTGATACTCCTTGGCCTTCTCGTCGGTATTGATCGGGCCGAGAGCGATGATTGCGTTCAAGTATTGCCGGAAGCTCGGGTCGTCGTAGCTGGGTGGTGCAGGATTGTAAGGCATAAGAAAGGGGCGGGGCTTTTTCGGCTAACCCCAAGCCGCGTTGCGGTTGGTTAGATGAAGTCGTCGTGCGAGACTTCAGCGGAGGGACGCCATTCGTTGAAACGATTGCGGTAGGCGTTGAACGCGTCGAAGCACTGGTCGAGGGCCTTGGGATCGTAGGCCGTGAGAAACTTGCGTATCTCCGGCGACAGGACGATGACCGAGACGGCCTTGTTCAGTTGTTCGAGCAGCAGTTGTGTTGCGTTTTCCATGCGGTAGTTGGTGTTGTTGTGTTGGTTAACCGGAGATCCGGTTAGGAAAGGGGCATCCCTTGTAGGCGTGTAATGACGCCTCGTTAGTTGTCAGAGCAGACGGCGAGGGGAATCGAACCCCCATCTCCCATAACTCCATCTCGCGGTGATCAGCCGAGAGTCATCGTCTGTCTGCGACCGAGATCACGCGTAATCCAGTGCAGGTCGGCGATGAATTCATGGAGGGGCGTGTTACCAGTTGAACACTACGCCGCCATCGTTGATCGATTTCCCTCTGACCTCTGGGATGAGTGGGGCTTTGTTGCCTGACCCCAAGGCAGGGACCGCTAACGCGTGATCCCTATTACGGACAATCTGGTGACCCCGATTGACAGGGGGCCATTCGGAATTCGCGAATGGCGAAAGTGGTTAGCCCCAGCAGAGCCCGCCGAAGTCGTCGGGCGAGAATCCGGCGGGGAGTTCGACTCCCTGCAACAAGAGGATGTTCCGGCAGAAGTCAATATCGTCGCAGGACGCGCAGTAGATGTCGTCCCCATCGACCATGTCGGGGTGCTTCTTGAGCAAATCCCAGACAGGTCCGCGCAGCTTGCCCCAGCCGAAGGTGAGGAACGAGTCGAGGGAAGCGAGAGCCTCGACGCGGTGGACCTCCTTGTAGAGCCGATACGAGAGCCGCTCGCAGCGGAGGAAGGCGGACTCGTCGGTCGGAAGTTGACTGGCGAGGTTGGAGTAACGGCCTTGAAGTGCCGTCAGCCGGGCGTAAGTGCCGGGATGGACTTGAGCCAGACGCTCAAGGATTTCGGGGTTGGTGGTTTTCGGATACAGGCGTGTTCCCATAGGTGTTGGTGTGGTTGTGGTTAGATTAACCGGAGATCCGGTTAACGGAGAGCGAGGAGAAGGCAGGGAGCGACTCCGACAATTGCGGCCAAGATATACAGGGCCAAAAGCCAGAGGGGCTCGCGTTGGTTTTGATTTTTCATGGAGTTGGGGGAGGTGTAAGCCTCGCTTCTACTCCCCGTCACGGGCACGGGGAGCAGGTGCGATTCCAATCACCAGTCGAGCAGGCTACGAATGAATCCGTAGATCAGCAGGAATGATCCGATCAGAGTCATGGAGACCAAGATGTCTGGACTCATGGCTGCCTTACTCGTTGAAGTCGTCGGCCGAGATCGGGGCCTCGACCCAGACCCAGTGCAGCGGGCTATGGTCGTCCTCGGTGAAGGACGGGGCCACGTTGACACGGGCGGGGACTTGATCGACGGGTTGGTTGTAGTTGTCTTCCATAGTGGTAGTTGGATGGTTGTTATGGTTGTGGTTGTGTTAACCGGAGATCCGGTTAACGAGAGCGGAGTCACTCCAACACCTGCACCAGTGGTTGGCAGTCCCACTGGTGAGGTGCTGACGCGAACCCGTTCCGGTTAGGACTGGGCCTTGGCCTGCTTGGTCAGCCAAGCGCGGCGGAGAGCAGAGACCGCGTCCTCGCCAGCCTCGGCCTCGGCGAGAGCGATGAGCTTCTCGATGACGGGGGCGAGCTTTGCGTCCTTCTCTTTCTTGCTCTTGCTCTCGGACTTCTGGGCACGTTCGCGGAGGCCCAGAGCAACGAACGCATCGGAGGCACGGCGTTCGGACTCGGCCTTGGCCTGCTTCTCGGTCTTGCCGTCAGCGAGGTAGGCCTCGACCAGCGCGGCTTTGACTTGCGCCTTGAGGTCCTTGATTGCGGCTTTGCGGTCCGCGCCAGAGGCGGCGATCTCGCTGGAGATGCGCGCCTTGATTGCGTCTTTCAACGCGGCGAGGTTGGAGTTCGCCACGGCGAACGTGACGATGTCGGTGATGACGTCCTCGGTGAAGGAGAGGACGCTGCGGAGGTTGGCAATGATGTTGCTCATAGTGGTAGTTGTGGTTAGTCGCTGGATCACGATGCTTAACCGGAAACTCGGTTAGCCACGGGTCGGTCGTCGTCAGCACTCGGAGACCAATCCGAATGGACAGGGGAGATGAATCCGCAATGGGTAGTTCACGATCCCCTGTTTCGACCTTTATTCAGCAGTCAGCGCACGTTCAGCAGAGGAAGCGATTGGCGAGTGGGATGCGGACAAGTGGAGCCGCAAAGTTATAAGTGCCGTTCGTATCTGCTCGTCCCGATTCGGTGTTCTACCGACATACCTCGAAAGGCATGACCGCAAACCAATGCGGTGGCAGGCTTGACTACCTGCTGCTCCGTTACCGGACCGAGCGCACGCCCCGTTTGAGGCGTTGCTGGTCTATGGTCGGAGAGGACTGCAACTGACTTCAGTCTTGCGCCCGTTTGTAATCACGGGCATCCGTTCGCGCTACGTTTCCTCACGCTACAAGGCAATCCACAAGGGGACGAACCCCTTGGCCGGAACTGGTCTGCACCAGTGTCGCGTCCGGTCTGCCAACCCCGCCCTTACGCACCTCTACTCGGGGACTCCAAAGCCTAACTCCCATCCCGCTGGAGACGATCCAGCGCGGCGAGAGGTCAGCAAACCCCTTTCGGGCCTCGATCAGTGTTGGCCTGATTTCGCGTCTGCTCGCGCACCTTGAGGGGTCTCGTCTCCCGTCCACGATCCTCGCCGCGCGGCCCTTCATCAGTAGCCCCTATGCGGTTCAACGGATCATCCAACTGGTGGACTTCGTTTCGATACCTCCCCTCGCCTTGCGGTCGAGTCTGAATGTCAAAGAACTGAAGGCTGCCTCGATCCCTTCTGCTGTCGGTCGGGAGTCGATCCCGTCTCGCGCTTCTGGTCTCTCGGTCTGCTACCTATTGGGGACCTCGGAGGAATTAGGTTGCCAACAGAGTAAGAAAGGGTATGTTGGCTAACCGGAACACTGGTTTACTGGATGCCTGCCTCGCACGATCCCAAGCTGAAAGAAGAAGCTCGCCGCCTCATGGAGGAGGAAGGCTTTACTCTGACCGAGACCGCTCGGCGGGTAGGAGTGTCGAAGGCAGTGATCAGTGACTGGGCGACAGCAGGTGAATGGAGGAGGACAGAAGTCGTTCGACAGGTTAGGATACAGGAACAGAAACTGGTAACTGATCCGGTGTTAGATGCTGCGATCAAGCGACTTACGACAATGCCGAGAGGTCAACGGGAAGCGGAGTATGATGAGGCAATGCACCTTTGGGCTACCTCGATCCCGATTCTGTTGAAGCAAATCCCTCACAATGAATTAGTTACAAAGGCCGACAAGGTTGCAAAGCTCATCGAGGTATCGAGGAAAGTGCTTGGAAAAGAGGAAGGCAAATCGAAACCTGCCATGCTATCTGTCGGAATCCTGTCGTCGTCTCCCATCCCCAGCAGGATTCCCCAGCCGCTGGAAATCCTTGATGCACAGGTGGATACGCTAACCGAAGATGCGGTTTAGGTAGCGGGTTGCCTACCTGCTACCGGAAAAAGGATTCTTTTTCTGGCGGACACTGACGGCAGGGGTCTCCCCCCGGACCCTGTTCCGCAACCCACTACATTATATGTACGAAGGTTATAAAAAAGTGCCCGTTTTTCTAACAGGGCCCTCTCTGTAGCCTCTCTGTAGCCGGGTTCATCGACACGTCGCGAGAACATGTCGACGTTCGACCACTTTATCGACATGTCGCCGAACGACCACACCCGCCGGAGGGCTTCGCCACGAACGGGTGGCCGTTAGGGGGAAACTCAGGGGGAAAGGGGGAAACTGTTTTTGGTAGTTTCCCCCCATCCAAAACCGCTCCGTTTACTCTGTTATTTTAGGGGGTAGGGGGGAAAGGGGGGAAACTATTTCTCTATTTCTACGGGAAGATGAAAATAAATAGATACGATGTAAAAAAAACCCGTATTATGTATTTTAGGTAGACTTTTCAAAACATCTCCCCCTTTCCCCCCTTTCCCCCCAGTTGGACGCCAAGCCGTTCGTAAGCAGGTGCTTACGCCGAAAAATTTCGGAAAAATCCTTCCCCCCGCCGAAAAGTTTCCCCCGGTTAGTGGTAACCAAGTACTAAGGAACCCCTAATTAGTGGATCCTAAGACCCCGGTCATTGAGGATCTCCCAAAGCCGATCCCACACCCGCTCGAAGGTCCTGTACTCCTCAATCGTATTCTCCCCGTGCTTGATCTGCGACCGGAGGTAGTTCTGGAGGTCGTCCATTGCGAACTTCCAGTCCGAGCCCTTGAGGGCGTCGAGATGGGCGTCTTCGTCTTCGGGTAGCTCGAACTCAAGGGTCGCTTTCATAGATTAACACATAGGATAACTACGGCAGGTGAACTGGCAGTTCATCAGTGCAAAGGGGGTCACGGATTCCTGCTATCTCTACAGCTTTCAGGAAAGCCTGCTTTGTCCCCCCTGATTTCCACAGCAAGCTCGCAAAGGCTACGCGTTGCTTGTTTTCTATGGGCCTCCAAAGGTCCGTGAAGAAAGCCTCCATCAGCCTCAAGAAAGCCGCCCCGTTCTTGTAGTCCATGCCTTCCATGTGCTTGTTACCCACCCACGCGAAGAAGTGGCTGTACTTGTGGAAGCGGTCCCTGTGTGCCCGAACGCGGGAGAAAATGCACGTGGCCTTGCCGACGTACATGCACTCTTTTTCTTTGAAGAACGCGTAGCATCCCGTGAGGCCCCGGTAGCGCTCGAATTCTTGAAGGTAGGAGTTTAGGGGCTTGTGCTTCATGGGATGTGGCGAAGCTGGATCCCAAGATGCCGGGCTACTTGGATGCATTGAGCCGGGTCTCCAAATCTTGGGACCGTGGAGTAATAGACATCCGAGATCCTGTACGACGCGATCAGGGTGAGGCAGTTGGTACAGGGGAGCAGGGTTACCGCCAGCAGCTCACCCTCGCCGGGGCTGATATACCGCAGAGCATTGGTCTCGGCATGGATCACATACTGGCGGCGGGTGTCCCGATCCGACCAGTCGATCTGGACTCCGGTGGGCCCTCCGTTGTACCCGACACCCCCGACGCTGTAGTCTTTTCTCAAGACGCAGGCTCCCACTTTGACGTAGGGGTCCTCGGACCGGGTGCAGGCAGCGTAAGCCAGTTTCATGGCGAACTCGGGCCAACTGGGTCTCTTCATTCCGTCCATAGTCGTCACCAAAAGTGCGCAGTTTGTGTTACTTCGTGTTTAGTCCCAGTATCTTTGGCTCCCGGTCAGATGGCCCGAAAACATCCGTTCAAGAACGGCTTCGACGTCCCACGCGTAGGGGCCCCCGGCGAACATGGTTTGGATACCGAACATTTCCCCGAATCGCTTCCGGTCGATGTTTGCGTCGGCGAGTTTCTCATCCAGCTCGGTCCACGTGACGTGGGCTATGGGGTTCTTCCGAACCTCGCAGCCTATCTGTTTGAGACGGGGGAACTCGGTTGCGGTCATAAGGGGAGAAGAATAGGAACGATCCACTTCACCTTATTTGCCCAATATGCCGCACTCATCTTACCCTTCTTGATGTTGCTGGCGTGACGAGCTTTGAACGACTCCCGGCGTTTGCGATACGATGCGGACTCTCCGGCTTTCTTCGGCGATCCGCTTACTCCCTGCTGCCCGAAGCGAATGATTTTCTCCTGACCGCCGGAGCACGCTTTAACGACGTGACTCTTGGTCGGATGACTCGGCGTTCGCTTCGGCGAGTTGCACTTCATTTTGGATTTGTTGATCATAAGTTTAGTCTCTCCAATCCCAGACGAGGACGAGGAGGCTGACGACCGTAGCGCTTGCAACGATCAGAGCCGCCCAGTCCCCCGCGTTCACGGGTTCTCCTCCTTGTCGCGCCAGTCGGCGTATTGCACGAGGTTCGGGAAGTACATGTCGGTCACCTCGTCGTACTCGTAGACCATCCCATCGATTGTCTTCTTGCGTGGAGTTGTCAGTTTTCGCCAGTTGTCGACAGCGTTCTGCCAGCTCGTCTCCATTGGTTGGTTCCATTCACGAGCCGGAGGAAAGTTCCACGGGTAGGGGCGAGGAGCTGCTGCGCAACCGCCAAAAGCCACAAGACCGAAGCAAGCGTAGAGCGCGGCCAGTGTTACGGCAGCCCGGTGACCGGGCCGCTGAGGAATCCCGGCGATCAAGGAGCGAATAGCCCTCGGAATATCTTCTAGGACTTCGTCAAGCCCCTTACTCTGCGCCATCCGTCTTTCCATAAAATTGTTGTCAGTCGTTTAGCGATCCCCCGGACCTGCATCTCGTTTAGCTTTGGAAACAGAATGTGCGTTGCTTCGTGCAGCATTGTGTCCAGCCGTTCTTTTTCGCCTTGTCTTGGGTCGATTTCGACCAGCGGCTTTGTTCCGTCCCACGCCAGACCGTCGGCTTTTTCCCGGCCGAGCTTTCGCTCCCTGACCCGGATTCTCTTCGGAAGTTTCTTTGCAATCATGTCTCGGCTCTGGCGCGGTTTGTGCTATCGTCTTAAACCATGAAAGGAGGTGTTTCCAAATGTATTTCATTAGTGCTTCGGGGTTGGTTTACGGCCCCTATGGTGGAATAGGTATAGTCCCCAAGCGGGCTCGTCAAGGGGGTGTCGTGACTCCCTCTCGATTTTCCCGTTTGGTTCGGAATATAACCCGTGCCACTCTGCGTATAATGCGGATGATGTAGTTACCGCCCTGCGGTTTCTCCACCACCTCCGGTTCGTCCACGATATCCAGCGTTCCGTTGGGCAACGCTCGAATCTGGTCCGACCGGAGGTGGACAATTCCCCCGCCCTTCTCCAGCGCTACCGTCCAGATATCGTTCGCTAAGTGGCTTTCTTTACAGACGTAGATTGTCCAGCCGTACCCCAGAGGGGTCCATACGCAGAACGGTTTCTGAAACTCCAGCATCATGGGGTTACTTGATCCCATCGAACTTGGACCAAAAGTTCCCGGCCGACTTTGAGGATTTCTACGCCGGGAAGCCTCTTGGCTACGGCCTTCATGGCCCGCGTTACCTGCGTGGAGAACGGCACGCCCGTCATTGGGTAGAGAACGGTCCGGTGGAATTCCTCTAATTTTCCGCTCCAAGTTAAAACGTTCGTTTCCTCGTAACCGGAATCGGAATAGACCTGAATGGCTTCGATGAATTGGTCGGCCAAGGTCTTCTCTTTCTTGGTTCCACCGACTTCAATAGACGCGATCAGGTGGTCCTCAGCCGAGAGACTGTAGTTTTGCAAGAACGCCGACGCCTCCGTCGCGTTCCAGTATCGGATCGTGCCGCGACGTGCAGCGAAGGCCCCTACCACGGCCGATCCTGCTGGACCTCCCGGCGCAAACTCCACGCTTATACCGTGCTTCTCGGCTTTGAAGACGACGTAGTCCCCCTCTTTGACGATAGCGGCCAGCGTTCCTGCTTCAGATATTTTCATCGGATCTTTCCAAGAACATTGGGGTTGACGGGCCCACGTAAGCTCCCGCCGTGTTGTACTCGAAATACTCTTCGGCCTCTTCCAAAGATGTGCCTAAATTTTTGGCGAGAATTTCGATGCACTTGGCCCGGTCGTAGACGGCAATCGGGTCTCCGTTGAGCCGCCACCGATCCCGTATGATACCGACTAGCGCTCCCTCAAGCCCGTCGGCTAGCAGCGGAGGGGTCTCACCTTCTCCCAGTAACCACTCGATAGTTGGGGTGCTTCGAGTGTTTCGGCCACGGGCTCGATCTAAATCTTGCCGGAGTTCTTCGATCTTCCAGTTCAAACGGTCGTTTTCCATGCGCGCTTCACTAAGCTGAACTTGAAGCTGCATCTCTTGCGCGGTCATATGCTTCCCTCCATTGTGTTGATTTCTCCTCCACAGGCGGCGTAGCCCGCGAGGTCGATCCAGTTGTCTTCTTTCGGAACGTGCGCCTGACGCCCCAACTTCACGCAGCACATAATGGCCGCGATGTCTGACGCCGTGACTTTGACCTCTTTTCCGTTGGTGCGGGACAGATACGCCGAGATCATTGCGGCCTGACATTTGAAGTCTTCGATTGGAGGACCGTAACTGTCGTTGCGGGGTCCGCATACCGCGTTGACGGCTTTGCTCAAGATGATCTCCGCCGGGCGCGGGTCTCTGCTTTGATCCTCAAAGAGAAGGGTCTCTATAAACTTTTTCGCTTTTGAGGGACGCTGGGTTTGTTCGGATTTAGGTGCCATAGTGTTTAATCGTCATGCAGGCTGGGCGGATGGATCGTGTAACGGACCGAGTGCTTCTTGCTCTTGGACTTCGTCTCGACCACGACCCCGCTTCCTTTGGTTTTTGAGAGTTTGTTGAGGCGCATCCCCACGGCTCGGACGTTGAGAGAACTCATCGTCGGAGCGAGGTTGCGGTGGGCCACGATCAGGGCAGTTAGTTCGGCAGCAGTGCCCGTCCACGGCTGTTTCTGGTTGCGCAGGCTGACCAGCTCGTCGTCCGTGTCCCACAGGATGGTCAGGACTCCAAGGATATCGGAGTCGAAGGAGTTGATGGCCGCATCCCGACGCGTAGCTTCGTGAATGTAGTTGCGCATCCCGAGCCGATACTTCGGGTTTACCAACCACGTCGGGGGAGTCCACTCCTCCAACCAATGGCAAAGCATCTTGAGTTCAGCTTTGAGTATCTTTTTGACCTGATCTTGCCCCGGGAATCTGAATGGGGAGTCTGGACTGCAACGAAGTACAATGACCTTGTCCTCATTGTTCATGTCCAAGTCCGGGATCATAAGGAGGCTGTTTGGATCCTCGTTGAGAGAGATCATAATCCTTCCGTTGAACGGGATCTGAATGGGATCGGTGTACATCGGTCGGTACATGATGTTCGGATTGGCGATAAGTGCTTTTAGGATTTCCGAGAACTGTGTGTGCTCAGTTTTGTTCGCCGCTGCCATGTTGTCGTCGATGTGCCAGTGCCCCACTTCGAGCATGTTCTTGTTGAAGGGTTCTCGGCCGAGCAGGTACTTACCCGCATCGAATCCGCCGCCCATGATCTGGGGTATAATCACGGCGTTCAGCAGGGTCTTTCCTTTGTTGGTTCCTCCCACGAGGAAGACAGCGTGGCCCCGTCTTGGGTTGCCCTGCCTTGCGCCGACATACATCGTCTTCAACCACGCCAATAAATAAACGAGCTGTTTACGGGGAGCGAACATGTGCCAGAGAAATTCGGCCAACCACGGGAAGCCGTCACCGAATTTGGGGTTGGGGATCGACTTGTCCGGCTCCATAGGCCGAACGCGGGACGTGTTGAGGTATTTCTGCCCGGCCATCTCCACGACTTCCCGTTTGTCGAAGATGAAGGGCACCGCCCCGTCGATAATACGCGTTTGCTGGACGTACATCAGAGCCATTTCGATTTCTGAGGGCCCCATGTTTGAGGCTTTGGTGCGGTTCAACTGCTGGTTGCACATGAGGTGCAGCGAAAGGTCTTCTTTGTTCTGAGATCGCCAGTGTCCGTCGGGCCACTTGCGGTAGTAGCCGATTTTAGGTTGGTAGTAGACACCGTCGGTAGCCGCGCCGATTTTGTTCTCTTCCCACTTGCGCGTGAAGTCCGCCCCAAGGATTTCTTTCCAAGGTTTGAACAGCTTTTCTTCGGCAGAGAAGCAGTAGACACCGTGAGCGCGGAACACTGTGCTTCGAGGATTGGTGGCATCCGGATCCCAGAAGGCTGGGCCTTGGCAACCGTCTTTGAACTCAACGTCGGCGGGCCACTTGCCGGGGTACGCCTTGTCGATCTGCGCTTTAATTTCGGGAAAAGGGATCTCCGGAAGGCCTCCTGAATTTTTACCCCGGGAGCCTTTTTTGACAGCTCGGACGAAAGCACCTTTCGCTTCATCCAAGTTCAGCGCATCCGGATTGAATCGATCCCACGTTCCGCCGATATCGTAGTAGGTCGAGGTCTTCTTGAGAGCCCCCTCGTCGAGTCCCGCTAACAGAAGATCGAGCTTCAGCAGTTTGCGCATTTCGTCGATAAAGTGCGGCAGAAAGATGTCCGGCGCGTCTCCCACGTTGAAGGGTTCGTTGAATTCCCAAACAAGGCGCATGTTGCCACTGGGGCTGATCACTACCCACTGGGGAATCAGTGCTGGAGTAGCCGAGAGGATCTGTTCGATGTTCGCCTTGATCTGGGGGATGGTCCCGGGTGACGGGGCATCGTAGTCAGTCACCAAACCGTGCATCCGGAATACGGGGTTGCCCGCCTTCGCGTTAATACGCTGCTCCGGGTTCACGCCTTCCCAGATCGAGAAGATGCAGGCGTCGCTCTTTTCCGAAGCGAGCCACTTGCGTCGAGTTTCTTTATCAATTAAGCCGGGCGGCTCTTTTGTTTTGGAGGCCGCGCACTCAGCTTGAGGGTCCGAGAACGTATAGACGTCTGAGGCCCGGAGGTTTTTGATGGCGAAGTAGGTCATACAGATAGGGGAATGTTGGGGATTGGGCCGTGAAAGAATGCTTTGTCTCCATAGATTCTGTGGGTGGGGTCGTCTTCTCCCCCGTAATAAAGGACGTCGAAACCAAATCCTCGCTCCCACACCAAGTAGAATCCGGGTGTGGTCGGTTTTGTTCGGCTCCAGCTTTTTTCTATCTGCATACCCGGCGGGTCTTTTGCTTCAGATGGGGTCATTTTGCGTTTGAGTATTTGTCTGCGATGGTGGCTTCCGCCTCGACAGGAAGACGTTTCGCCCACGACGGGGATTGGCCCATGATTTTGAGCACGTCTTCTTTGGCGGTGTCTGCTTTGTGTTTTGGAACTTCCAGCACAAGCTCGTCGTGAACGTGGAAAATTACTTTGTAGCCTGCCTCGGACACGTTGATTAGGCAGTCCCTAAATGCATCTCTGGCGATACTTTGGCAGAGGTTTTCGATCAGTATCCCTTGGTGAATCCGACTGGTTTGAACCATGCCATTCCGGATGATGTCTGCGACTACTTCGGTGGTTTTACCGTTTTTCTGGCCTGTGACTTTTCTGTTGCGCGCGTGTTTGTAGACCAGCGTACGACCGCTCGGCAGTTCTAGCTCGATATGCTCAGCTTTGTTCGCCGAGTATTTGGCTAATTCGCCTAGACGCTTCCACAGAGCAACTAGTTTGGGCCGTCCGCGCCGGAATTGTTGGATAATCTCCCAGCTTCTGAGGAGTTTTGCCTGCAATACGGCGTCCGCTTCTCTCCACAGCTTGATCCATTCAGCGTTTCCGACCGTTTCGAGGTACTCTTCGTAGTCCTCCTTGGTCTCATCGTGTTCGGGACCCGACTCTAGAATATCTTCCATGCCCACAGCGCGCAGAAGATCACAAAAACGGTGGTGACCTGCACAGTAACTGGCCCCCAAAACGGACATTTTTGCGATCTTGTAACGCGGATCGGACTTATCCCATGTCTCATTCTCCCCTAAACCCATCGCTTGCCGCGCGTAAACAATGTACGGAGACACCCCAGCCGCCATTTGGGCCAGTTCTTTGTCCTCACCCGCCAAAAATGACGCAACTCGGGGCTCAATTTGGGCCAAGTCGGCCGCGATGATCACGTGACCCGGGGGTGCAACCAGCATGTCCCGCATATTGACCCCGTAAAGCTCTTTGGAGCTGAAATTCTGTACATTTACGCCTCCGGCTCCGCTCCAGCGAAGGGTCATTCCGGCTCCGTAGGTCTTGATTTCGTACCGGAACCTCCCGTCGATGACTCGGACTTGCATGGCCTCAAGTTTTTTCAAAATCGCATTGGCTCTGCGCCAATCTCGCATGGCGCTAACCCACTTGTACGTGTCTCCGTACTTTTCCATCCACTGGTCACACTCTTCGTCTCCAATAGCTAGAGATTTAGGTGTCGGGATACCCGCTTTGCGGCACTCTAAGGCCAAAGCCTTGGGGGAAAGCGGGGCTGCGTCGTCGCTAACAACCCACGGAAGCTCTCTGGCAGCGCTCCAGATAACGTGTTTGAGACTCGCCACGGCCTTATCCATTGCGTCTTGGTCAACGTGGATGCCCTCGGCTGCCCATTCTCTAGCTAGTCTGGAAATTAAGCGCTCTTCGTCAGGCCACCTTGGCGAAAGTTCGTCCCACAAGCGTAAGGTCAGCCGAGCGTCTTCGAGAGCGTACTCTTTTACCTCTTTTTGAAGATCTTCAGGCATGTCGTTCCATGCCTTGTCCTTCATTGCTTTGTCCCGGATGTCTTTGTCGACTACTTTACCCCACATAGCAAAAGCTGCGTTTTTCAAACCACGTGGAATGCCGCAATAAGCTGCTAAATCGGCTGAGTCTTCCGTGACAGCGGGAAGGGGTATTTGCAGTCCCAGCTCCCGCAGACGGCGCATAGCTTCTTCGTCGAAACCTGCGTTGTGGTGAATTACCCGGCTGTCTTTTACAAAGCCCCAGTTAAGCGTCTTCGGGCTACCTACGTACTCAAACCCTTCTCCGCAGACGCTGACCAGATAGATTTGGTCCAGAGACAAACGCTTGAAGTACTGCTTGGAGCCTAGCGTCCGGACACTCAATTCCCCGCCGTATTCTGTCTCAAAGTCTATTGCGTAGGTTTTCATTAAGAAATTTGGTGCGCTTCCGGAGTTTCCGACGACTGCGCACAGGTCGCTTGTGGGTGAAATCGGATCAGCCAACTACCACAGGAGCTGACCCTAAAAGACCCTCGGTTTTTAACGGGCACTTCCGGCTTGCCCGATGTGGCCCTATCGGGCCGCAGTAAGTTCTTTGATTTCGGAAGCTCTGAGCGTCTCGAAAGCCGCCCAAAACTCATATCCCCCCGGGAGATCTTCCCAGATTTCTGGAAAGTCTTTCGCCGTCATGGCGATTTCCCACAAGTCTTCCGCAGGGACGTTACAACTTTCGGAGAACTCCCTCAGCCTTGCCTCCGCTTTTAGGCGGAGGAGGCCGAGAGGATCTCTTGTAAGGGACGCCGTCATGCTGCTCGGGCTAAGCTATTCGCTAGGTCTTCGAGTGTGCCGCCGTGCCCCATCAGCTCTTTGACTGTCACAGTACCGAACACTGCTGCGCGCACCCTCGGGATGACAGGCAGGTCAAGCTGCTCAGTCGCGATTCGGTGCGCTTGAAATCGCAGCCACTGGAACCGGATATTCGGCCCCTTATCTACGATTTCAAGGCCCGGATAGCGCTTCTGGACTTTCGCGAGCGTGATGTGGTCTTTCGCCTTTCGCATATTAGGACCCCAGTTTACGGAGGTACTCTGCCAAGGCTTCCGATGTTTTCCCTGCGGGACGCAGACGCGGCAAAAGCCACGAGTTGCCATTACGAGTTTCCTTAGTTGCGTACATGTCCCACCACTGCATTACTAGACCTCCACGGGCTTTGCTCAGATTCGTTTGTTTCGCGTGAGACAACGTTTTTCCTACCGTTCCATGCGTTGTGCGAGCTGCGAAGAACTTGGCGATTGTGCCGGGCCCTTCGGGTCCATCCATCACGAACACGTGAGGCGCGTCAACTCCTTCGGGTTGCGGAATCCAGAATAACGTTCTGAGCGCTTCTGCGGCTGCACCGGGCGCTTTCCAGTCCTCAAGTTGTAGCCCCGCTTTGTAGACTTCTTCACTCGTCTTGAAAATGCGGGGGCGTCCTGCGCCGAACGGCAACACTTCTTGGTAAACTTTTTGGATCCACACGGCCACGAGCTTTAGCGGGTCCTTGTTTACGTTTCCTACCGGAGTCTCTTTGTTCAAAACCCAAGTCCCGATTCCGAGTGTTTCCGCGTTAGCAGAAGTCTTGGTGACGAGGCTTAGAGAGGGCCAGATGATATCGCGTGCGGAGAACTCTCCCTCGGCGTCTTCATCTTCGATGTATATGGCCGGGCTACGCGTTGCGGCCACGGCTACTGCTTTGCTGGACGGCTCTTCGACTAGTTCGGCCTCGATTACTTTTGCAGACGCCTTGTCGGCGTCACTGAATGACATGCTACCCATATATGTTTATTCTATGATTTATGTTCTATGTTTACTTGAGTTCCCGAAGCATATGCACCGGGGCCCCCGAACTGACGGCGTCGTAGTCTGTTAAACGACCCATCAGTTCTTTCTTCGCCGCAGCTTTGCCGCCTTTCGGGGCTTTAGCTGCGTAGAGATCTTCCAAAGCGGTTATCTGCACATCGCAGGCCGTGATAAAGTCTTCGACATTGACTCGGTCTTTGACGGCTTCGTAAGCCGCGTGGGGATCCCGGATAACGCGAGTTCCCCGCCGCTCCACGAGTTCTAGACCCGGTATGTCTTCTCCTTCCAAGCGCTTGGCGAGGGCTGCTTTACGCCACCCGTCAGCCGCTTTTTGTACAAGAGGGGCCAACCGCCACAGGACAGCCAACGTCTCCGGATCCCCAATATCCGAACCGTGGACTGAGCCCTGCGGCAGTTGAAATTTTTTCCCCTGTTCTATGTACCTGTTTGCGATCTCGACGCCCAACTCGGCCCACTTTCGACAGGACTTGAGACGGCCGCAATAGGTGCAATGCTTGCCGATCTTAAACGAGTCAGGGTTCGGGTCCTCTGCGCTGCGGATGATTCTGGCTACGGTTGCTGAGAGGCGGTCGTAGTCGTCGTCCCGCGTGAAAGTCTCGATGTCGATGTGATCTAAGAATGGGTGGAGGACCCATACTTTTATTTCATTGATCTCAGGGAACTTATCCCAAACCCCGAGCGAGTACGCCCAGAACTGCGCCGTGTCAGCGCCGTAGATGTTTCGCGCAAATTTGAGGTCGACGAGGTCGGCGGTCCCGTCTTTATGTACGAAGAGGTGATCAAGGTGTCCGTACTGGTCTAGAATTTGCAGTCGGAGTTCTTTGTAGTGCTTGGACTCTGGCTTATAAAAGCGTTGCAGGAACGAGTGGCATGTTTTCGCCGCAGACGTTAGCTCTAGATCGTTCGGAGCGAGGTCAAAGTCTTCTTTCTCGACCATCTCGTGACCCAAGGTCCCCCGATCCGCTGCCGTAGTGTCACGATTCGGGTCAGGATCATTGAACCATCCCTCGCACTTCGCTTTGTTTTCCAAAGACGACGGCGAGTGTTTAGAGTGACTGCGCTCGGCATGGGCCGGAGGCTGTGTGGTAGTGGGAACAGACGTCATATGTATTCGTTTTAAACCCGGCGCAGTATGAGACACGGGATCGTGCGAGTCGTTCAAATTTTTTTCGGACATTTCGAGGTCTCCGTCATTTAGTAAGTCTAGGCGTTTGAGTTTTGATTGAACGCGCATACACACTTTCTCTTCTATGGTACTCGCCGCGAACAAGATACGCTGGAGAGACTTTCCCCCGCCTGCTCGATGAACTCGTCCGAGAGCTTGCCGCAAATCGGTAGCCGAGAAAGTCGGACAGATCAAAGCGACGCGGGGACTCTTTCCGCTTTCATCGTGAAGGCTCAGAGACACTCCGCCCGCTTGAATGTTCACGACAATTATTCGCTCCTTGTTTTTCTGGAACGCTTCGATGCATTGCTGCCTAACGACGGGGGATTGGTCCCCGTAGATCGCGCAGTCGGTGTCTAGCTTTTCGCAAAGTGCGTCTAGCGTAGCGCGGAAATTCGTGAAGATAGCAACCGACTCACCGCTTTCGACGAAGTCCTTGGCGAGCGATACGATACCGGGGACTTTGCACAGCTCGACCCGTTGTCTCGCTCGCAGTTGAATTGTGAGTTGCTGTGCGGGTTTGTCTGTTGCCTCTGCCTCTTCGAGGGCCGACAGCTCCTTCTCCATTTCTTGGTAGATCGAGTCGATTTGATCTCCGAAGTCCAAAGCCTCTGCCGAGATTTGTGTCTCGGGAAACTTATCCCCAAGGTCAGCAATGCGGATGCGACTGCCGCGCTTTTTGAAAAACTCGGTATGCAAGGCAGACAGGACGTCCGTCCGGCGTTTGTCGAAACTGATACCGAAGCGTCCTTTGTAGCACCCGTTGTGTCTGGCCCATCCCCAGAATGCGTACCAATCCGCTAGTCCAGCTACATGGCTCGCCGCCCTAAGATCAAGAGGGCTTTCGGCAAGTGTTGCCGAGAGGATCAGATTACGTTGCCCCTTGGAGTCCCGGAGCATTTTAGCATTCTGTGAGTCTTGCCCCTTGCAGCGGTGCGCTTCGTCCCAGATAAGCAGGGTCTTTTCCGGAAGGGTCCATTCAAACGACCGTTTGCTTTTCCATTGTCCGTATCCGGTATTCCCCATGCGCAGTTTCTCATAGTTGACTACGTCTAGCACGGGCACGCCGAACCCGCTCAAGACTCGTTTCCACACGGGTATAGATACCTTTGGGACAATCGCTAACACCCGCTCGATGCGGTTTTCCGAGTGCAGCGCTTTTGCAGCGAACGAGGCCACGAAAGTTTTGCCCGTTCCCGGGTCGCTTCCATCAAACGCGAGCCCGTCCCTTCGGAGAGCGCTCGTTATGATTTCCGCGTGGGGTTTCTGGTAGTCGAGAAGGTTCAAAGTTTTTCTGCGAAGTCCAAAATGAGTAGGGCGTCTGCCGTCGCTAGCGTCGCGTTGGCCCCGGGAAATTTTCGCTGTGCCAGACTCTTGAGCTTGTTCTTCCACTCCTGCTGGGAGACGCAGGCTGAAGCCGTGCCGATACCCAGATGTTTTTGCCATTTCTGGGGAGTCACCATTTCCAGAGGAATCTCCAAGGACATTATAACACCGATCAGGAAGCCGTTGTGCCTTCCAAATTTGAACATGGCGGAACCGGGCTGGGGTCTCCCTATGTAGCCGCCTACTTGTTCTAAGAAAATGACATCACACGAAGTCTTCAACCCGCGCAACAAGGAGAGGATGTCTCCTTCTGTGTCCGGCATTTTTTGCGCTTGGATCTGGCCCGCTTCGGCTCTCCAAGCAATACCTCCACTAGATCCGGGGTCGATTGCGACGATTCGTTTTTTGAGTGTGTCTGAAACCATCTCTGCAAGTCTGAGGGCTCCACCCTAACAGTTGCACCGATCTTATAGTGTCTTAAACCCCTCCGCAACCAGTTAGCCACGGTTCGGGGAGAAACTTTTGCGATTTCAGCCACGTCTTTTGGCGTTAAGTACTTATCCAAGGTTTACCTCCTTTTTTGGTTTGCTAGGTATGCATAAACCGCCTTGCGAACGACCGCCGACAAGTCCTGTCGGTTGTCTTTGGCGAAGGCTAGCAGAATGTCTGCTACGTCCGACCATTCCGCGTAGGACACGCGCTTGATCGGCGCGTCTGGGTCGAGCGGTTTTTCATAGTCGACTGGTTTCCACGTCTTTCGTTTTAGAGCGAGCACAAACTCCTGTGTTGCTTGCCGTAGTACCGAACTTCGATCAGTTCGGGTTCTATGAGCGAATTTGTTTACTTCGTCGAACACATCGGAGAATTCCGTGTAGGTTATCCGGCGTTTCGATGGGCTTAGCATGTTAGGCATCTTGTGCCTCCTTTCCGTTCAATTTACTTTCTTCTCGGTCTTTTGGTTTTATCTCGAACCACGCTTTAGCTTGGCTGAGAGGGATAAGTTTGAGATAGCAAGTGAGCAAAGTATCGAGGCTGTGTCCGGAAGTCTTGCATGTACGAGGCGGGTCTTTGTGGACTTCTAAATGAGCGCTGACGAAGGTGTGACGCAGGCAGTTGTGCCCCCACTTGACGCCTTGTTTATCGCAGAGTTTTGCAAGGCCCTTGTAAAGGTAGAAGTATTTGTCTTCAGGATATGTGATCAAATCGTCGTCGTTCCCGCGCAAGTCTTTTACCCACAACTTGAGGTTGTCCGCAACCTCGGCAAGCCGTCTCCTTTTGGTTTTGGTTTTATCGGAGCCGAGAATGACACAGTCGTCTTTGATGTCCCGCCACCGGAGCCGTTGGATCTCAGCAGACCGGATGCCGGAGAACGCTCCAACAACCAGAAACGCTTTGATTTTCTTGTCCTCGCACCCTTCCAGCATTTTCGCTAAATCCGACGGGGACAGGGTCGGGGGGTCTGCGGGCTCCGTGCGAGGCGACTCAGTGCGGTCAGCGGCAGTCGGCCCGTGGGGTAGGAAGCCCTTTCGCTGAGCGAACTTGAAGACACTGCAAATGGTACCCCTGTGGTTCTTCCGTGTCTTAGGGTGCTCCATAGTAAGGAGGTAGTCATCCAGCGCAGCGACCGTGACCTTTTGGATGGGCCCTGAGAAAGCGGCCTTGAACTTCTTCAGGTGCCCTTTGACTGACTTCTTGTGCTTAGCGCTACGCCCGGCAATCGACGTCTCGAAGGCCTCGCATATGTCCGTCACGCTGACTGTCTGATGCTGAGCGTGCTCGCGGTAGAACTTAGCCAAATCGATAAGGTTCACACCCTGAAGGAGGGCGTCCGCTTGAAGGAATTCTTTGATTCTCTCTTGGTTGATGCTAGCGTGTGACGATGTCTCCTCATTTACGGCGAGGGCCCCGACGACTTTTTTGGCTTGGTGGAGAGCTTTCTCGGGGTCTGTGGTCTCAAAGCGTTTACGCTCGCTTCCCGAGTACCACACGACGGTAAAACGCGGCCTAACACCACCACTTGAATAGACCTTGACCTTACTTTGACCGACCCTTACTGAAACCGAAATACCTTGCTGAATGGCTGATTCAATTTTGGATACTTGTGCTTCAAAATTTGTCATACCTCATCAGACAAGAATACGACAAAAATGTTCATTTGTTTTCATTTCAGTGCATATCTTTGCATAAACCCCATGCTGACAGTCAACGACTTACCGCAAAAAATAAGAGGAGGGTTTAAGAATGGGTAGCAGTTTCAAATCCCGCCCCCGCAATTTTTTATTTTTTGGTTATCTCGCTGATAACCAACGGATTACGAGTAAGAAATCGTGTGTAATCCGTCGCACCCGACAACATCCGACAAACTCGTCGCGCTATGTCCACCATTAAATCCCGCAAGCGGGTAAAACCCGCTACCACTGCGGCTACAGCAACCCCCGTACTTCCGGGAAATTTTAAGTACGGTCGCGACTGGGGTGAATCGACTCCGTTTGACATTGAGCTGTACAGCTTCCGCGACGGTCTGAGTGTTGCGGACGGCGGTCTCGGCAAGGCCGAGCATTTCTGGAATGTCGTTACTTTCCTCTGGCCTGCCACCAGCCGAAAACCCTTCCTGCGTAATCCGTGGAGCGAGCGCATGGTTGAAGCAGCTTGCACACACAACTTCCTCTCCGTTTCCGGCTGCGCCTCGTCTTCCAAGACGGACACATTCGCAGTCTGGGCCATCGTAAATTGGTTGGCCGACCCTCTGAATACGAAGGTGCTTTGTACCAGTACGACGCTGCGTGAGAGCCGCAAGCGTATCTGGGGCTCTATCGAGGACTATTGGATGGCTATGCCCGACGATGTCAGGAGGGTCGGCAAGCTGGTTTCGTCCTTCGGTTTGATCCGGGTCTCCGAGAACACTGGATACAAGGCGAGTGAGAAGAGTGGTATCGAGCTGATCCCCGGCGAGAAGAAGCGGGAGCGCGAAGCCACCGGAAAGATCATCGGTATCAAGAACAAGCGGGTCTTCTTGATCGCGGACGAGTTGCCCGAGCTGTCCCCCGCCATCATGCAGGCGGCGATTTCCAACCTCACGGCCAACCCGTTCTGTCAGGCCATCGGTCTGGGCAACCCCGCCAGCTACTACGATGCCCACGGGATTTTCTCCACACCCAAAGCGGGGTGGAAATCAGTCAGTCCCGAGGACTTCGAGTGGGAGACGATTTACGGCTATGCCATCCGATTCGATGCTACTCTGTCCCCGAACATTCTGGCCGACGACGACACTTTGTATCCTTGGTTACCTACGAAGGCTCGCCTTGAGGAGGCGAAGAAGAACATGGGCGAGGAGTCCTTCGGCTTTTGGCGGCAGTGGCGCGGGTTCTTCCCTCCAGAGGGCGGGGACAAGACCGTCTTCTCCGACGTCGACATTGTTTTCTTCGGGGCTGACCGCAAGGACGTCAACTGGATGGAGCCCCCTACAGCAGTGGCAGGGCTCGACCCCGGTTTTACCAACGAGGGTGACCGCTCCATTGCTTATTTCGGGTTGCTCGGAGAGGAGGCCGACTCCGGTCTGTCGATCCTGCTCTTGAATGACTACATCGTCCTGAAGGACGACATGACCGACAAGAATACTCCAAGAAACTTTCAGATCGCACAGGCTTACAAGACTGAGTGTCAAAGACGCGGGGTAGCTTCCCGTCATGCCGCCGTAGACGTTTCAGGATCTCCGGCCTTCGGCGATATATTGGCCCGCGTTTGGGCCGGGGATGTTTACCGAGGGCAGTTTGGCGGCAAGTCGACCATGCACCGGGTCGGCGAAGACCGAGCGATGGCAAAAGACAGGTACGCCAATAGGGCGACCGAGTTGTGGTTTGAGGCCCGCAACTACATGGAGAGCGGCCAGATTCGTGGCGTAGGTCCAGATCTAGCTCGCGAGCTAACGGCTCGTCGCTACACTACGGGGGCTACGGCCGGAAGTGTTGATGCTACAGTCGCTATCGAACCCAAGCGCAAGATGAAGGCTAGATCCGGGGTCTCGCCCGACATTGCCGACGCTTGTCTCATGCTTTTCGATCTCTGCCGTACACGTCTTGGTTTCCGTAATAAGATGGGCCGCACCACGGTGAAGCGCAAAAATGAGGCGTGGGATAAGTTCCGGAACAAAGCAGCCCGGAAGCCGGGAGGGAAAAAGCTAAGCCTGAAGTCGTTGATCATCGAGAGGGGCACCCCCAAGGTGTTTTTGGGACGTGCGCGCGGGCTCAACTTTGTCCGTTGACATCGGGTTTAAGATGACGTATGCAATTCGGGAAATTCACGATCAGAGTGTTTCAATCGCGTGAGGGACAAATCTAAGCAATCCATTTTACAGCGCCCGCCAGAGTCTAAACCTGTGAAGACTGCCCCGGGCGAATTGACGCCTTTTCCGGAAAAGGGAAAGCCGTCCCCTCGCGTCAAAGATCTCAAGTCGTTGTATTCCGTTTACACGCGGTTCCTTAAAGACGACGAAAAGTCCGCCTATAATAGATCGCTCGTCCGTGATGCCGCTGACGGCGCACCTCCGTTCGATGCACCGGACCTCGAACAGGAAGGGCGTTTCAATCTCAACTTTCACGATTTGTCCGGTTTGCTGGACGAGCGCAATGCGACCTACACCGATCTGATCGATTCTACGTCGGAACTCGCGCGTTTATTTTACCCCGAGATCGTTGACGACACCGGGAGCAGCGAGCGTGAGGAGAAGGCTTCGATTATCGCCGAAGAGTTCACCCAGCTTAACCGTAACGACTGGGCCGATTTTTACCCGAACTGGGACATTCTCATTAATGAGCTGATTCAGCATGGTCTTTCGATGGCTTACTTCCCTAACGAGCACACGTGGAAGTGGAGCGCTGCCGGAATGGATGACTTTCTCATCGCTCGTCAGACTCGCGCCTCCGAAGACGCCATCGATCTGATGTTCATCCGGGAGAAAATTCCCGCCCACAAATTTTATTCGTACATCAAGGACGAGAGCATCGCTGGCAAAGCGGGCTGGAAATTAGACGCTTCCAAAGCTGCCCTCGTTAAAGCCACGACGGGAAGCGCAGTCAAAAGCCGTTCGTGGGGGCGTTATTGGAGCGAGACCGTCGACGAGTTGGCAAACAACGACTATGGAACTTCATACTCCAAGTCGACCGACGTTGATTGCATTCACGCTTTGGTGCGCGAGTACGATGGGACTTTCTCACACTACATTTTCCCCGAAGACGGGAGCGGGGATAACTTCCTTTTTGAGAGGCGCAATCGCTACAAAGCCAACGAAGACATGTTCACGATCTTCACGGCGCGCGTGGGACGAAATGGGAAGTACCACTCGGTGCGCGGGGACCTATGGCGCGCTTACCCCGAGGCGCAGGCTTTGAATCGTCTGCGTTGCGCAGCCCTCGATTCCACGGCGCACTCGATGGCAATCCTTTTGCAGCCTAACGATCCTGAAGCGATGGAAGATTTCGCTTTGGTGCTCAACGGCCCGGTAGCTTGGTTGCCTCCGGAGGCCACGGTCATCCAGCAGCGGAACAATCCCAATCTGTCAGGGAACGTTCTGCCTATGATCCAAGACTTGTCGCAGACTATGCGGACAAATCTCGGCCTGCCCGGCCCGCAGGGCGAGATCCAGCAGGCCAACACCAAGTACGGTCAGATTTACCAGCAGCTACAGGCGGGCTCCTTGACCGGGGCTCAAGTCACACGTTTCTATCGTTCTTGGCGTCGTCTGTTGGCTGCCCAGTTCCGGCGGATTCAGGCCATCGGTCCCAACGACCAGCGCTACCCCGAGATCCAAAGATTTTACGGACGACTCATGCTTCGCGGCGTTAGTCCCGAAGACGTATTCGGTGTCGAGCGCGTCGAGCCTTATCGGGCTGCGGGGGCGGGTTCGGTGGGGGCCCGTCTCCGCGCCTACGATGGCGGCATGGAGACTGTCGGTATGCTCGACGAAGTCGGCCGTAATCGCTTTCTCCGCGATTTCTACGCAGAGCAATTCGGTCGGGATTTGGCTTCGCAGTACGTTGGACGGGCCCAGAAGCCCCGCTTTGTGATCGACGCCAGAATGGCTGAACTTGAGCACACGACCCTGAAAGAGAACCCGGCACTCGTTCCTATGCCCGGCGAGAATGATCTCGTTCATGCACAGATCCATCTAGGTAGAGCTTTCCAAGAAATAGAGGCTGTGACCGAGTTTCTGACGCAGAAGGGTGACATCGACCCGAATCAAGTCGTTCCTATCTTACAATTTGTGGAGGCCCTGCTCGGCCACACAGGGCCCCACATCGAGGCTTTGGCGGCGGATCCTACCCGCCAACGTGAGTTCTCGGAGCTGCGCAAGCTGTATCAGCAAGTCGGCGCTCGTTGGGAGAGTATGGCCGAATTGGCGCAGCGTTTGCGGCCCTCCGAAGAGCAGCAGCAGGAGCAAATGACCAAGATGCAAATGAAGATGCAGGAGCATCAATTAAACATGCGCATCAAAGCAGAAGAGCACCAATTGAAGATGGTCGCTAAACAACAAGAAGTCTCGAACCGTTTGAATCTCCGGCGAATCCAGACCGACGCTAAAATAGCTACGCAAATCGCTCGCCGATAAACTTTATGGCAACCAAGAAAGCGGCGCGCTTAAACCCCGCGCGAAGAGTGGAACTTCCGAAACCTTTGAGTTTGGAAGAGTGGGCGAAAGACGAAGTTCGTAGGGCTCGTTTAACCGAGATCCTTACTGATCCCGTTCTGCAAGAGGCTCTAGTCACGTTGGAATCTTCGTACAGTCCTTCCGTTCCATCTTTTATTGCGTCTGAGTCGAGTACGACTACGCCTTCTTCCGTCGATCTAAACAATCTGTTGGCGCTTCGGCACGTTCACCGCGCGGGCTTTTTTGGATTTCCGACAGCCCTTCGCAATCTAACTCGCGAGCGAGTTTTGAAACGCGCTGAACGCGCGCCTTGGGGAGACCTGATCCCTGACTGATTTTATGGCAGACACACCAACCAATACGCAGGCTAGCCCCGCCCCGAGCGAGGCGACTTCTTCACCCTCTACTTCGACTACTAGTCAGAGTAATACGCCAACCACGTCTTCTGCCCCTCCGTCACAGGAAGCTGCGTCGTCAAAGACCAGTTCTTTCATCGAGAGTGCTCTTGGGGCCATCAAGACTGAGATGAGTGGAGCTTCTGTTTCGGATACTCCGGAGATCCCGAAAGAGGAGCCTACGACGACCAAGGCTGTGGAGGCTGAAAAGCAGACTGCCGTGCAAGACGATGAGGACAGTCGGGCTGAGGCCGACATCAAGCGCGAAACGTCTACTATGTCAGCAGCTCACCGCGCGGCGTTCACTAAGCTCCGCTACGAGGCTCGTGACCTGAAGCGCCAGCTCAAGGCGGCGACTGAAGCCAAAGAGGCTGCGTCAACTCCAGCTCAAAACGCCGAGGCGTCCGCTGATATCGAGCGGCTTCGCTCTGAGTATGATGCCATGAAGGCTAAAGTCGCCGAATTTGAACAAGAGGCTTACGCCACTCGTCTGGAGTCGACGGAAAAGTACAAGACCGAGGTAGCCCAGCCGCGAGATCAAGTGGCGTCAGCCATCGGGGAAATCTCCAAGCGCTACGAGGCCATCGACCCAGAGTCGATAATTCTCGCTGTCCGCTCCGGAGACGCTGAGCGAGTTTCCCGCGTTACTGCGGACATGACCGAGTTTGACCGCTACAGGTTTTACAACCTCGTAGACCAGTTCCACAGCATCAACAGTCGCGAGGAGGCGATGCGAGCTAACGCCAAAGAAACAATCGAATCGAGCTACCGCGCACAGAGAGAGCGGGAGGAGGCCAAAGCAGCCGAAGAAAAAGAGGCGTGGTCCAAGTCTTTGGATTCCGTTTGGTCCCAGCTAGAGGAAGAGTTTCCCGTGCTCGCTCCTGTTGATGGAGACGAGGACTGGAACTCCAAAGTAACAGCGGTGAAGAACTTCGCGACGCCGGATCGATTCAACGCTCTGACAGTGAGAGAACGCGCCGAAACTCTGTACCGAGCCGCCGCGTTTCCAGTGCTGGTCGCCGAGTTGGAATCCGCAGTGGAGGAAATGAAGTCCGCTCAGGAAAAGCTCAGCAAGTACGAGAGCGCGACTCCCGGAGTGCAAAGTAGCGGTTCGGAGTCCGACGATTTTGATTCCGTTCCTTCGTCCGGTTCTTTCATGGACAACGCTCTGGCTGCTTTGCGGAAAGCCGGGTCCCGATAAAATAAATTTGACGGACGTACAGCTTACGATTACATACAACATCATATGGCATTCAATAAGGCACCTTCTAATTGGCTGACCGGGTATTCGTTGAATACGAACACGGTCAATGTGCAGACCTCTAACGCGGGGGCGACGGCCACTTTCCCTGAGCTTACGAGCGCCGAGGCCAACGCCACTACGGGTGATATCCGCAAGATCGTTTACGCGGTTATCGAACAGCTTTACCAAAAATTTCAGGCTACCACGGCAGCAGATCGTCCTAATCGGATGAGCATCTCCCGTTCTTCTACGGTTGGAGCGGATAATACTGTGAACCACACGTATGTCCTTTCTCTGACCTTGTCGGCGGCGGGCGGTTTGGACGTTGCTGACGAGGCGACCTAAAATAATTTGACGGGTTTGCGTGAATAGCGTAAACCTACAACTATAGCGCTCTGGCCCTGCTTAGGTCAGACGGTGCTGCGTGAGACCGTAACCTCATCGCCGACAAACTAATGAAGCCGTAACCCGCATGTGCGGGCAGCGGAATTCTTACTGGAAGCAATTTCAGTAATAGTCGGCTAACGGTCTTCATAAGAAACGCAACCTTTAAGAATTAATCTTATGGCAGCACCTAATATCAATAACGTCATGCGCCAGTTGGAAGGCCAGATTGCCGGGGAAATCTACTCCCGCAACCTGCACTCTTCCGTCTGGGTTGACCTTCCCAAACAAGAGGCTTGGCCCGAAGGCCAAGGCAATGTCATTCAGGCTTTGACCCTGAACCGTTCGCTTCCGGCTAACACGCTTTCGTGGTCGGATATCGACGCTTCGGCGGGCGAAGCTGGTGGAACCTGTATTCCTCCGGTTCAACGTCTCAACATCACCAACAGTGTCACCGAGTACAACCTCCAGCACACTGCTTTGGAGAGCCCCGATCTGTGCTTGCACGATCTGATGAACTCCTATCGTGCGCAGGAGCAACTCTCGCACTTGATGGAAGTTCTCAGTGAGAACACGCGTCAGGTCTGGATCGACCGTCACCGCACGGAGTACACCCGCATCGCTGCGCACAAGCTCGTTGCGACTGGTACGGGCTTCCTCGAACCCGTCAGCGGAGCTTTCGCGGCCCCGACTGGCACTGGAGCTACCGCTCCGGCCAAGCTCAAAGGCTTGCACCTCAAACAGGCTTACGCCCGTTCGGTGCGCTTGGGCGCTGGCGCTCGCGGCAACTACGGCACCGTCAACGGTCGCCCGTCGTTCCTCGCGCTCGTCGGCATGGAAACCAGCGAGCAGATCGCTACCGAGACTGACTACCGTCAGGACACTCGTTACAGCGACCGCGTTCCTGAGCTTCTGGCTCCTCTCGGTATCGAGCGGATGTTCAAAGGCTTCTGGCTGGCAGACGAAGTCTTCCCGCCCCGCTACAACTACACCAGCGGAGCTTGGGTCGAAGTTAAGCCGTACATCTGGTCTGGCACTGGCGCTAGCGCCGTCCTGATCGAGAATCCGGCTTACGAGACAGCGACCTACGAAGACACCATCGTCTACAACAGCGAGGTGATGCGTAGTGTGATCATGCCGCCCGCCCGTAACTACGGTCAGGCGTCCTTCGATCCTCAGCGTTATCGCGGAGATTGGGCATGGAAAAATATCGTCGAGCGCAACGATAATCCGGACGGTAACTACGGTTTCTTCCGGGGCGTCTTCGCCAGCGGTACCAAGCCTGTCTTCCCGCAGTACGGCATCGTGATCCGCCACCTGCGCGGAACCATCGAAGCCTAATCTGTAGATAGCTTCTTCACACTGCCGATCCCGTTATAACAGAATCCCGCTGAAGAGGGAGGAAAATTCCCCTTGTGGGTAGTTGGGATCGGCAGTCTTGGAGGCTAATTACAAGTATTATGGCAATTCGCTCGCTTGAACTTGGCACGCAAAGTGTGCCCCCGGCAGTACCCCCTACGGGAAAGCGAAAGCTGTTTCTAGATGCGAACGGGGAACTTCAATACCTTTTGTCTTCTGGAGCAGTAGAGCCAGTAGGCTCAGAGGATTACGAATCAGCAGTAGGAGACACCGTATTAAGTACTACGGTCGGGGGTGCAGCTCCACAAGCGGCGAGCGTGTGGAAGACTAGAACTTTGTCTCAGGCGTTAGACGTAATTTTGTTTCCGACAGTAAACCCGTCTATTTCTACACCCAAATCGGCTCAGCTATCGGTATCCGGCAGCACTGGCGTTCAGGAAGTCGGCAGCGCCGAAGCAAGGACTCTCACCAAAGTTTTTGATCGCGGTCGCATCACCAACGGCGACGGGTCACTTGGGCCGCTATTGGTAGGAGCTGAGACCTCAACCGTTTATTCTGGCACGGGCGTTCTGGGGGGCACTGGCAACAATTCTCTAGGGACTGTTGCAGTGGTTCTAGGTGCAAACCAGTGGACTGCCACAGTATCTCATGCCGCCGGAACGGGAGCTTACTTTGACAACAAGGGAGTCGCCAGCACTGCTCTCGACGGCAGCCGCGTAGCTGGCACGGTGACTGCCAGCACTGCGGCGTTTACGGGAGTCTATCCTTGGTATCACCTCAAGTCTCCGGTTGCATTCACTGCGACTCAGTTCGCCGCTGCGATTTCGGCAGGCAGCGCCTCAAGCATTCACGCATCCGCAGTCCTGACTAAAGTCATCGCGGACGCCAGCGGAACAATCTCCATCCCATACAATGTCAGTGGTCAGTTCGTTGGCGCAGCTTACGAGGCGACTTTGACTACCAAGACCCGGTATTATGTCACCGCTCTCGACAACGGAGCAATTACTGCCGTTTTCAATGCAGTGGTGACACAGAACAACGTCGCGACTGCTCTGTGGACTCGTAATTACAAGATGCACATCAGCACAAACCCGCTAACCAACTCAAACCCAACTCTTGAACTGAGGAACTTCTAATGCCTTCCGGAATTGAACTTTCAAGTGGCGTAGTCGTCGGCTCTCCGAAATCGCTCGACGCGAAATACGGACCTTACGACACCGTTGCACTCGCTCTCGCTGATCTCACTTCTAGTCTGCGCTACCAAGGTCTCACGGTCGGCATCAAGAGCGGGGGTTCCATCGTGGAGTATTGGTTCAAAGACGGCACCGCAGATGCAAACTTCGTTGAGAAGGTAGTCGCGGCCAACTGGGATACTCTACTTAATAAACCGTCCACGTTCGCCCCATCTTCTCACACACATCCGATCAGCGAAGTGACGAACTTGCAGACGATACTGGACGGCAAGCAACCCAGTGGAAACTACGCCACTCTCGAAAGTGGCAAGGTGCCAGCAAGCCAATTGCCGTCCTACGTCGATGACGTGTTGGAGTTTTCTTCGCAGGCCACCCTTCCCGCAACGGGTGAGACAGGGAAAATTTACGTCGCTCTCGACACTAACAAAATCTACCGCTGGTCTGGTTCTACTTACGTCGAGATTTCTTCAGGCACTACTGGCACTACTGATTGGAATGCTCTCACCAATAAACCTTCGACGTTTCCGCCATCATCTCACACGCACCAGATAAGCGAAGTGACCGGGTTGGAGACCGCGCTAGAGCAGAAAGAGTCTAGAATATCTTTCGCTGCCGGAGGGGTGACAAATGCCGATTCCGTAGTGCCAGCCGGAAGGAACCAAATTTTCACGTTTGAATCATACAACTTCTCACAAAACAGAAGTGTCACTTTGCCAAGGTCGAATGATGGGGCGCAGCCCGGAGATACCCTGACCTTCACCCACAAAGCCCAGTTCCACGTCGGGGGACCGTGGAGCGTCGTTCTCAGACAATATGAGGTAGTCGCACCCCAAGGGAGTCCGCAATACGGCACTGGTTTTACAAACCTGATAACTCTGGCTGATGGAGAGACTGTCGAACTGGTTGCAGTTGGTGGTGGTGGTAACACTCCCGTCACTTGGACGATCAAGAACCTCTCAACGCACACGCACCCAACAGCTACGACTACAACGTCGGGGTTCATGTCGTCCAGTGACAAGACAAAGCTCGACGGCATTGCCAGCGGAGCCGAGGTCAACGTCAATGCG